CATTTGTTTCATCATTTAAATCTTGACCTATTACTTCCGTAGTAGTAATTGATTCTTTACCTTCAGATACTAAATACTGCTCTAATCTTTCTTTTGCATTAGTATAATTAATTGCCTGTTCATCAAATAATGCTTGTGCTTGCCTAGACGCGAGTTCATCATCATCCATAGTTGCTTTAGGATATTTATCCTTCACTGCTTGACATGCAGCAACGTAGGCATCTATTTGATCTTGATCATTTTTTACTACACCGTCTAAATAGTCCTCTTTTGGGGGATATTCACCAGCTCTCTTTTCTTTATAATCCTCTACCTCTGCCTTATATTGTAATCTAACAAGTTCATCTCTAATTTCATCAGCAGTAGGTTCAGTTTGCTCTGTGTCTAACCAAGTGATAACACCACCCACTACATTCCATTCAGCACCAGGCCTTAAACTTAATAATACATCACCCTTTGTTATCATTGTTTTATCTCCGTTACACTTATATGTTCATCAGCACCGTTTTCTCCTATTCTTACTTGAAATGAACCATTAGTACTATTTCTCTGGAATATTCTGTATTCGACTGTTTCAAGTGTATTAGGATTATCAAATACTAATATAGGAACAATTCCCCACCATGTAGAAGACCCTAACCATCTTAAAGTCATTTGGCCGTGTGGAGAAAGAGTACTATTATTAGGTATCTGAACGAAGTCGCCATCTCCAATTTTTCTAAAAAGGCCCACTGCTTGATACGCACTAGCTCCATTCATTTTTGCATTAGGTGCTGCCTCTACTTTGAAAAGGCTATTTTTAAATCTAGGATTTATTGACACAGTAAAATTAGTTTGTTGAAAACTACTGGAGTTTGTTTCAGATTCATTTGCACTACCACTTCCTGCTAACAGTGTATAATTTGTTTGAATACTACTGCCCTTAGGTATTTTATGATAAGGTACTTGATCAAAGTCTAGTTCTGCTAGTTTTTCTCTTAAATTAATTTCGGGTTTTGTAACTTTTATTGCCATTTTTAATCCTCTACTATCATTCCGCCACTGGCGTCTATATCACTTGCAACTACATCACTTGTATAATCTACCATTCTAAGTCCACTAAAGGTAGATTTACCCCATGAATTACCAACGTGTAATAAATCAGTATCATGGTCATAGGCAAGAGCAGTTACTACATCACTAGTACCACCAAGTGTCATATATGCATTTTCTTGGAATAAGTGTTTTTCTTCTTCATAGTATTGAAGTATTTGTGCAGCTGTTGGCCTTCCCTTCTTAGAAATTCTAAATAAGGCAAGTGATCCATCAAATGCCTCATTTGCCGAATCTGATCTATTACCAATTGTTAAAGTGCCGCCATCACCATTTAAAGTTCCAAAACTGGAACGGGTTTCTTCTTCTACAAATCTGCCATTTACATATAATGCCCCATAATCTCCATCTCTGATACAATCAACTTTTGTCCATTCGTGAGTAGGGAATACTTCATCCCTTAAATCAACCGTATAACTTCCGTCATACATTGTAAACCTAACGGCACTGCCAGCAAATTCTACTCTAGTTCCTTGTGCTGTATGAAATGCACACCCGAAGTTTGTATTTGTTTTCATCCAAAATGATACCACAAATTCACCACCAAAAGTAAATCCAGGGTGTCTTAAATAATTATTAGCATTAAATCCACTATAACCTACAAGTTCTGCTCCTGTTTCAACTGCAGTTCTAGTAATAGTCCCGTGAGGTAATACTCCTTCTTCATGTGGTGTTCTATCAGGTTCTACCCTTTTAACCGTAACATTATCCAAAACACCACTATAATTTGCCGCATAAATTCCAAAATTAGTATTATATGCTGTTAAAGTATATGTAAAGGTCCCAGTTGATTGAGGTAAATTAATATAATGATTTTTACCGCTTGGTGCACCTGTTCCCATATAGATATATGCATAACCACTGCTCCATGATGATTGTGTTATTGTAACCTGATACTGGTCTCCTGTTGTTAATTGACCACCGGTTGCAGGAGTTAGATACCCAGATGCATTACTACCTGTAGCAATGTTACTACTTAATGACCAACCAGATGGAATGGTCCATAGACCACTTGATGTAAAGTTACCAATTCCACCTAAAACATCAGAAGTGGTAAGATTACCTGTTGTTTTTCCATTTAGAGTTGCAAGATGTCCTGCACCTGTCATCCAACCTGTACTATAATCTGAACCAATATATGCGGCAGAATAGTTATCTGTATTGGATACATCATGTGGATCAACTAAGGTTAAGTCACCCTCAACACCTATGAGAGCATGTCTATCTCCTTTCATCGCTTCGCCATTTTGTACTCCAGTTCCTTTATAATATGGGAAGTAATGACTTCCTCCACTTTCATACCATCTCATAATAACTTTATCTGTAATAGAACCGTCACTCGTTTGCGTTGTTCTACTAGATTCTGTTAATGGTATATAAAACTGAGCTCTTCCTGCAGAGTCTTGTTCAAATATTAAATTATAATTATCGGTAATTCTTACATAAGATGCAGGATTATAAGCACTACCTGCACCAGCAGTAATATATGCTACTGTTCCTTGGTCGGTAATAATGTTAACGCCTTGGTTAGTTGCAAGTGCAATTGTAGGTTCAGGTAATCCAGTTGAAGGGTCAATAGGTGCATCAGGTAAAACGCACATATCAACATCATTAACTGCGCCATTATTTAATCTTCCTACAATTTTAGGATTAGGATCACTAACTGAATATCTTTGAGGTACTGCTCGGGTACCTGATACATTTCTTTCTACAATACCATTTGCAAATTTAGTATAAAATTGGCTAGTGGCAGTTCCATAGCTAACCATATCACACATCCATTCACTAATAAAGTTTACTAAATATCCACCTAAATTGCTCCCTGACTGACATCCTATAACGAGTAATCCATTTAACATACATACACTTCTTGGATTAGCATTTTGGAATGATGGAGATCCTAAACCGACCGAAGTACTTGCCCAGTTTGATGCAACAGAATGATCTGATAATGTAAATTCCATCCACACCGGCATATCTGGATCATCTCCATCATAAATAAATACTTTATCTGAAGTGGATACAATAACGGCTACTTGTGGGAATTTTTTAGTTGCACTTCTTGTACTAGAGGCTGCCTCATTATACCAAGAAGTGTGTTGTGTTCTATGTCTCCATGCACCACCATCACTATCTTTCCTAGTATCATAAATAAATACTTTTTGAGTTTGTGTTGACGAATGAGTGGTATTAATTGCTGCTAGTTGTAAATGTTGTTCTACTGTTATAATTCCATCAGTATTAAAACTTAATGCATTTATAAACCCACCAGCACCTGCATTATAACCAAGATAACCATGATTAGCATCAGCATCTAATCCTAAAAATGTATAACGAATAGCATTATTGGCGCTATTTCTTCCTATAATTCTTATTGAAGGATCATCAATACTTGAATTATTATCTCCAAAAATTGCTTGTACATCCGTACTTGCTTTTGCCACATGAAGTGGAGCAGTTGTTGCACTCCCTACTGCTAAGGTCCCTACTTTTACGTCTCCATTAGACTTAATACGCATCTTTTCAGAGTATCCAGAAGAGCCTCTGGTATTAAATGCCATATCACCATAGTGTGAACTATGATTCGTATTAATAGCATTAATCGAAACTGTTTCTCCAGCACTTGCTGATTCAAAACTTAACTTAACTATGTTATTTGCTGTATTGTCTGTATTCTGTAAAACGAGTGTTGGTCCTGTGCTTCCAATACCAGTATGATTGCCAGCGCCTTTAAGGTATACAGTTCGTGCATCGTTACTACCTCCACCTAATCCAGTAACTTGAAGAGCAAAGTTATTTGCTAAAGGAGTTTGATTTATTCCGAGTCTACCACCGGTATCAAAAGTAGCTCTTACACTATTTCCTGTTATAATTTTCAACGGATGCGCGCTTTGAGAACCTGCAAAAACGACAGCCCCACCCCAACTACTATAATGGGCAGATCCAAAGGTGCCTTGTATTGTTCCGTTTACCGCCTGTGTAGATAAACTTGCAAAGTTACTTGTAGTACCTGTATTGGTATTTTTTATTAAGTGTCCTCCAACACCTCCGTCATTGTTTGAAAATTGGATGTGGAGGGGCGCAACCGGTTGCGTGGTGCCTATACCTACGTTGCCACCAGGTTGTACTAAAAATCTTGTCTGTTGTACAGCAGTACCTGATGCAGTAGCATCGGATAAACCCCAACCATTCGAGGTATCTCCATAAACCATACCGGTTTTCCATTTAACGGTTCCACCTCTGGCAAAGTCTAATCGAGAAGGTCTTGAATTATTATCTGTAGGTGTATCAATTTGTACAGTACCTAAGTTTGAGGTATGAGTCTGTTTAAATATAGCAATATAATCACTAGAATGATTTGATTGTACATGCAATCTGGCATCAGGAGCACTATTACCAATACCAACACCATCTGCATTAACATATATTGCAGTATCAGTCTTAATACTGTTAACAGTATTAGCATTGTTTAATCCTATGCTTAATAAACCTGAATGATAATTTACTAGAGCAGAGTGATATGCACTTGCGTCATTATAGAGTAAAATGGATGTAGAACTATTTCCATTACTTACCATTAAATTACCATCAGCACTATCATAAGAACCAAAGTCATTAACACCGACCATGGCCGTTCCTACAACTTGTAATGTTGCTATTGGAGTAGAACTGCCAGTTCCAATTCCTACATAACCATCTTTGGTAATTCTTAATCTTTCAACAGGAGTTGTAGAACTTTCGGGCGCTGTAAAGAATCCTAGTCTAGTAGGAGTTTCAGTTCCATTCCAATTGGCATCTGCTTTAGCAGAAATATAAGCACCTATGCCTGGAGTAAATGAAGAGCCATAACTTGCAGCCCAACCCAATCTACCCATTTCTTCATCTGTGTCTATCCAACCATTAGCTTCTACTTTACCTATAGTAATTCCATCTGTATTATGTCCAGAAGTATCTTTATTTAAATGTAATTGAGATATTGGAGTTGCAGTACCAATTCCAACTTTTCCATCATTCTTAATACGCATTCTTTCTTTCCAGCCACTCTGATAGACCTCGAATGCAATATTACCTGATGCAGTTTTTGCGCCAAAGATTGCTGTTGTTTCGTCTGTTCTTCCCCCTATCCATGCACCACTATCACTACCAGAACTTGTTCTTCCGAAATCTGCAATCTGTCGAACATTACTTGAACCTGAACCAGTTCCTGCACCTACAACCTTAAGTCCTCCATAAGCACTTGTTCCTGCTGGAGAATCTTCAACGTGTAAAGGAGCATCTGGAGATTGAATATTAATTCCGACACGTTTATTATGGGTAACTCTTACTATTTCACTAGTGGCACCACCCGAAGTAGTAGTATGTAAAGTTATATTTTGAGAAGAAACGGTGTGTTTGATATCAAAGTTAACACCACCTGTATATAATAAATCATTAGCACCAAGTTTTAAATTACCTGATACTACAGTATCTCCACTTGAATCAACGTTTAATTTTGTAACACCACCAATTCTAAATTCATGCCCTGATACTGTTCCACCTAAATTACTTCTACCATAATATACGGGGCCACCACCCCAATACATTAACTGAGTATCACCACCTGATTTAGCACCAACAATAGCTCCACCAGAATGGATTTTAAGACCAGTACCTGATCCGCCATTTATATCAATACTTCTATTAAAGTCCCACTCATCAGTAGCACTAGTGTAAATCATTTGTGGATTATTAGTGCCAGTATCAACTATAATACCAGCGCCATTTGCATTTGAAGCTGAACCAGCATTATTTGCTACTGTAATTGTTTTATCGGTTACGTCGAGAGTTGTGACTGAGGTTTGGTTTATATCACCGGTAATATTAAAATTACCACTAACTTCCAAATTACCAGAAATAATAACATTGGTATCATTTATGATATTACCACTGGTAATTCTAATTCTGTTTGTAGATGACATGCCTCTTCTAAGCGAGACATCACCACTAGTTGCATTGATTAGGCCATTACCTACCTGTAGGCCGTTCTTTACCTTGAAATCTTTTTCTGTCGCCATTCCGTTTCACTCTCCACGGTTTAATTATATATCTATTTATATAAATTAGTTTTTAGACTATGATATTATGTGCAAGAACTTTAAAGGTCATAGAGTCGGAAGCGGCAGGAGTTGCAAGTAGTCGAACATTGCCTGAACTAATATCTGCGTCAAATGTCGCCTCTACTGCACTACCAGTGTGTATTTCTCCAAATTCTGTTATAGAAGGTGTTGTGCCATCATGCACTAAAAGTAATTCAGTAATATGATAAGTATCATCAGTATTATTAGTTACTTGAATAGTGAATTTGGCTGATCTATATACTGATGCACTAAATGCATAAATTTGAGTTTGAGATGTGCTTGAGGTATTTGTACTGGCAGTATTAGATACTGCTGTATTACTAAGTTTGACTTCTCCAGTTACATTAATACCTGTTGAAGTGGTTGCCAATTTAGGTGAATTGTCGTGATAAAATGTCTGCGCACCACCTGAACTAAATAATGCTGAAGTTTTATTTAATGCCGCATTACCAATTGTTACTGTCCCAGACCTTACCTGAACATGACCTGTTCCATTGTCTTTAATAATACTATTATTTGTATCATGATAAATTTCTAAATCGCCATTATTCCCCAAAGAAATCTTTTTATTATCAACAAGTGTTAAGTTGCCACCTATATTTAAATCAGCAATATTTGTAAGGGTTACATTACTACTACCGATAACAACTTCAGCAGTTACCCCATTGGGTAAATTTGCATTAAAGGTTAATGTATTACCTGAAAGTGAATAAGTGGATTTTTCTTGATATACACCATCGGCAAAGACACTTATATTATCTTCGGTATCTGGAGTTGCTGATAATGTATATGCGGCAGTACTTCCATTTCCAGTAAAGGTATCAGTAACAATATCTCCTGTACCTAATACCTTTACGAAAGTAGAAATCTGTAATATATCACCTGCTGATGCACCATTTACTAGGACAACAGATGTAAGTGAAGTTGCAGCATAATCGGTCCCATTTTCTAATAGAACACCGTTTAAAAATACTTGTAAAAAATCTGGTATGTATGAAAGGGTTTGTGAATTGTCATCAGAACCCGTAAATGTGGTTTGATTAGAAGTAGCAGTATAAACATATTCTTTATATACTGCAGATTGGCCACTACCGCCGACATCAACAATGCTTTCTGTTCCACTTACGTTCTTCTTTAAATAAAGTTTACCATCGTAAGTATTAATTGCTAATTCGCCCAGGTCTAGCTGGGACGTAGTGGGGACGTTACCGGATGTTCCCGAACGCCTTAGTTTTATATTCGTTAATCTAGCCAATTTTGGCGTCTCCTAATTCAATCCCTATATAGGGTTTATAAAAATGTCATTCACCCTGTATGTACAGGAATTATATAGAAGTACTTATAATACCTTAGTAGGTACCACCATCAATGATGTCTGTAACAATAGGAACACCAGTAGTACTAAACTGGATTAAATCACCATTAGTTGTTGCACCAGGGTTATCACTATTATTAGGTACTGGGTTAGAACTGTCAAGTTGTGACATTGCAGTACCAGCTGGATTAGAAATAAATACTCCGTCTCCAGTGAAACTTCTTTGTCCTGTACCACCTTGGTTAACTCTTAAACCACTTCCGTCAGATAGTGTTACCTGACCTGTAATTGTGGCAGTTCCTGAAACACTTAAATTATCATCAATAGTAGTTAAACCACCAGCTGAATCAATAGTTAAGTTACCAGATACTGTATCAATTTCATTATCACCTGTAATGGCAATTTGGATATTTCCAAGATCAGCACCAGTACCGTATATATTTCCAAACTCTGCATCAGTCCATGGTGAAACAAAGTTATCATCGCCGGTATCACTACCAACGTCTTTCTTCATTACAAATCTTTCGGATTGAATATCAAATCCAAAGAATCCTGTTGCAACTGCAGAACCTGTTCCCCACTTAAATCTTACACCACGATCAAGACCGTCCGATGTATTTGAGGTTGTATTATCTGCTAATGCAATGACTGGATCATCTAATGTAATAGTAGTAGATTCAACAGTAGTTGTAGTACCCTGTACTGTAAGGTTACCAGAAATAACTACATTATCGGTAGAACCATTACCAAGGTTAATAGAAGAACCATTAACATTTAAATCACCTGTTACGGTTAAATCATTTCCAATGGTTACATCATTTGGTAAACCAACTTGTAATGTTACATCAGTTCCTGACTTAGTTACTGCAGTATTAACTTCGTTTGTAGTACCTATAATTTTTAGGTCATCAGTAAGTAGGTCAACATCTTCTGTTGCAACTCCATCTGAATCAATAGTAAGAGCAGTAGCAACTGCAACTTGACCTGCGGCAGTTAATCTACCTTGTTGGTCAACAGTGAATGTTGGAATCTGTGTTTGAGAACCGTATGAACCAGCAGTTACTGCGGTATCATCTAGGTCGATAGAAAGTCCTTGTCCACTTGCAACTGTTGTAATACCTGTATCACCTGAAATTGTAAATGTTTGAGAATCTAAATCAACCGATCCTGTTCCACTATCGCCAGCAAAATCTACATCTTGTGCAGTAACTACTGTATCAACATATGTTTTAACTGCAAGTGCTGTAGCTAATTGAGAATTACTTGCACCTGTTAAATTTGTACTAGTTGAAATGGCTGTTACAACTTGACCCGACCCACCAGACGCTTCAAGTGCAAGAGAACCAATGTTCAATGCATCTACATGTTTGTTACTATCTACAATTAATGCACTATTAGCAGTAGTTGTACCATGTACGTGATCGAGCAGGTTAGTAAAATACTTACCGCCGATAATATCTACATTGGATGCAACACCACCAGATTCGGCACCTGTACCAATGTATAGTCTATAACCATTATTTCCTTGTGTACCAGATACATAAGAGTATGCTAATTCACCAGTTTTGATATTACTAGGAGCGCTGGTGGTTGCACCCGTAGTAAGAATTTTAATTCTTGTTAATTTAGCCACTAGTATGTGCCTCCTATTATATTAAGATTCTCGTTTTGAATCTGTGTTGTTACCTCGTAATTACCAGTTGTGGAATTAAATATCATCATAACTCCATCACTCTGGTTTGTAACATCTACATCAGATAAGTCTCCCAGTCTTAATCCTGAACCTATCTTTACTGTCTGTGCTACAATAGTATCTGCTGTTTTAATTTTTGCTTTCAGTCTCTGAGTCATTATACTTGTGTCACTCCTGGTGTTACTTCTACTTGACCTTCTAAAACTCGTGTTCTGGAACCACTATTGGACAGAATTTCAACATCATAAACATATCTTCCTGCCTTCATACCGTTGGTTACAGTATCACTTAAAGTTAAACTAATAGTTCCATTTAAGGCACTATTAACTGCAGCCGAAAAATTTACGGCCGTTAAGGAAGAATAAGTTTTTCTTATCTGTCCTGCAACGGTATATCCTGAAAGATTCAAGGGGTTGCCTTCCGAATCTGTTATATCAACATATGCGAGAAAGTTAGACCCTTGGTCTACTGTAAGGTTTGAATATATTGCCATATCTTTTTCTTCTTACCTATCTATTTATACTTTTTAGGTTCTCTAGTTCTGACCTAATTTCTTTGTTTTCTTCTTGTAAATCTTTAATTGCCTCAATTAAAAGAGCAACCATTTTTTCATACTTAACTGCTTTATAACCATCCTTTCTTGTGTCTACTAATTCAGGTAAAACCTTTTCAACATCTTGTGCTATAACACCAACATCATGGCCTTCATATATTTCTTGATTATCATTCCAATCGAATTCAACACCACGCAATTGTGATACTTTATCAGAAGCGTTTTCAATTACTTTTATATTATCTTTTAATCTTTCATCAGAAGATTGGAATGCAATAATATCTCCCGAGGCTTTAATTGTACCAGACGTTGAGTTCGCCACACCAACACCTAAGGCTAATAGTTGTAAAGTACTACTTGAACCAAGATTCTGATTCGATGTACCATTACCGGTACCTGCCCCGATTAAACTTCTAACTTCAGCCGCTGTTATACCTGAATTTAAAGTTGGTGACGTTCCGTCACTTAAAATTGCAGGAGTACCTGTATCATTGACTGTTGCTGTACCAGCTCCGATTAAACTTCTAATCTCTGCTGCACTTATACCTGAATTTAAAGTTGGTGACGTTCCGTTACTTAAAATTGCAGGTACACCTGTATCATCTGAACTACTAGTACCTGCTCCAATTAGAGCTCTAATTGCTAGTGCCGTTACATCAGTACTAAAACTCACATTTCCTGAACCATCATTAACTATGCCGGGTATGCCAGGTATGAAAGTATTACCTGCCATTGCTGTAGACGCGGTTGTACCAATAGTTAGTGATGATGTCCCTGGGGTAAATCCAAGTGCACCTGTAACATCAGTAGAGGTAATTGCACTAGTATAATGAGGTGCAGATGTAGCAGTTGCTCCATCGGCAATTTCATCTAGCTTTTTCTTATCGGCCGCTGTCATTAAACCAGATGCTGCGCCAGTAGCACCCTCAGCAATCGCAGCTGGTACTGCAGATGTATAATGAGGCGCCGCTGTGTTTGTTGCTCCATCGGCAATTCCATCTAGCCTTTTCTTATCATCTCCAGTCATTAGACCAGAGTTCCCCTCAGATACAACAAGTGGTAATGTTACATTAGTACCTGTAGATGATGCAAGAACTCTAGTGGTTCCAGTATAGGTTAAATTAGTTGCTACATTAACTTGAGCGCCTGTTGCAATATTATCTAGTTTATATTTATCAGCTGTACTCATGACACCAGCTGTTCCAGTATCAGCAGCTGTGGCTGCAGCACCATTAATTGTTCCATCAAGACCATCAGATGAATTTACTTTTACAGTTGAGACTGCATGGGTAATGGAGATATCAGTTGTTACATTATTAGTGGAGTTATTAGCGTCTGATGGAATTCCATCAAGTTTATCAAACAAGTCCTTTGTCATAACACCAGCTTGTGATGTACTTGCTGCACCTATTTCTGCATTGGTGCCATCTGATGAATTAATCGTTACGGTTGTCTCTGTTTCTGCGGTAGATAAATTAGTTGTTACGTTAGGTGCAGAGTTTGTATAGGTAATTTTATCACCATCTCTAGCAATTGTTAAACCGGTTGATGATGCTAAGACAATATCATCTGTCCCACTGCCACTACCACCTGCAGTTAATCTAATCTTTTCTTCGGAGTCCGCAGCGCCGTCAACACATGAAATACTATAAGTTGTATTTTGCCATGGTACATTAACGTATGCTTTCTCTGAAGACAATTCAACTGGATAATTCTTGCCAGATTCAGTATATCCAATTTTAATACCACCTCTATCTGAGCTTGTAGCTAGGGGTAATGAATAATTATTATAATAGTCATCAAAGTCACCAGAATCAATATTCGTTACGTGACCTTGGTCATTAAGAGTTATACCTTTAATATAAGTACCATCATCGGTTGCTGCCGATGTAGTAGTGTTAACATTATCATGGTTAAATGTAACTCGGTTTGTATTTGTATTACTATGTACTGCAGTAATAAGAGTTCCGCCAAAGAAATCAACTCTTTCATCATCTATAATAAACCCTTTATCGGCATTTTGTACGTATAATTCCCATCCTGAATAACCGTCTAACGTATTATTAATTGTAACTTCAAAGTCATCACCATTTACGGTTGATGTCAGACCTATTCCAGTTCCAGCGATGAGGTCCAGAGTTTTAGAACCAGTTAGACTACCTACATCAGTTCCATCAACTTCCAACCCAGGAGATGCCAATGTTGCCTCTGAAAGAATAAGAGAACCGTCTGCTTCCCATCTGTCATTACCATAGTTGTATACAATACTATGTGCACCAGTGACTCCTGAAGCAACACCATTCGGACTTGTAATAGGACCGGTTTCAATACCAAAACCTCCAGATGAAGGTTCTGATGAAAGGTTATTACCTGCAAGAATTAATGTATCTTCAACTTCTAAAGTTGATACTTCAAGTTTTACCTCCGAGCCTTTTACAATTAAGTCTCCGCCAACATACAGGTTCTTAGCAATACTAGCACCACCATCAACAACTAGTGCACCATCTGTAGCACTTGACAATGATGATTGGGTCGTACTTAATACTCTAGCAGTTCCAGGCATTCTAAAGTCAGTTGGAATAGAAAGAGTTGCATCTTTACCTTCTGAATGTGCAGAAGGTGATACAGTTACTTGATATTGTGTACCAGCAATTGTCTTAACATAATTACCAGTAGTATCCGTTCCTAGTGCAACCGAATTAGGTTGAACAGTAAGTGCAATACTTAAATTACCTAAATTAGTTAGTGTTCCAGAACCTGTAACATCTCCAGTAAATGTAAGTGTGGGATCATTAACATCGAACGAGACTTTTTCATTACTTGAATCCCAATATGCATTAATACCTTTATCTGATGAAAAATCATAACCACTTGGTGTTGATTCTATATTAAATAATTCTTTTGCATTATAGAAAGTTACAATGTCTGTTGTATGAGAAGCAGCTGCATCATCAAGACCCTGTAGTTGCCAAGATCGAGCAGGTTTAGTAACAGAAGTACCATCTGCATGATTTTCGTTCCATTGTAATCTTACATCAGCCTTATCAGTAATAGTAGTTACGTGTTGTCTGTCGACACTAAAACCTTGAATCTGTACGTTACCATCTACTTCCAAGAATGAAGTACTAAAGATGTTAACATTAGATGAATTACCAGGCAAGAGTAAAGAAGCATTACTTAGGTCTAGTGTAGTACCAGAGTTAAATGTCATGGTATCTTTATTAGTACCACCATCTTTAAATGTTACATTACCTGTAATACCTAATTTGGAATTAATTTCTTGTTGAGTATCAGAAGTTAAATAAACTTTCTCACTCTCTAGTTCTCTTAATGCCGCTGATATATCAGTTGCATCAAATACAGATAAATTAGAATTACCAATCTCTGCATGTAATTTTTGTAATGCACCTGTTACAGTATCAGTAGTTCCGATGTCCGCAATAGAAGTATTACCAATAAAGGAAGACATTGTGTTTGTTGCAGTAGTGTGATCAGTTACATTATAAGCAAAATCACTTGGTAAATTATCAGTAAGTGAAGATGAACCGAGTTCTGTGTGTAGTTGGTTAAGTGCACCTGTAATAGTAGAAGATACTGTATTTGCAACAGGAACTCCACTACTATATGTTCCGATATAATCTTGGATTGCATCTACTGCATATGTAATGGTAGCATTTGCTCCACTTCCAGCAAGATATGTAGTAGAACCGATTTCTGCATCAATTGCATTTACAGCATTAGTAATATTAGCTTGACCGTCTGCCGGAGTTCCTGAACCTGTAATAACTGCATTACCTAATTCCGAATGTAATTCGTTAAGCGCAAGTTTTACATTATTTCTATTTGCCTGGGTAAATTGGGTACTGAGTGTTCCAATATTAAGTACACCATCAATTTGAGTATTTCCTGCAATAACTGTATTACCGTTTGATTCGTCTACTTTAAATGTCGCATTATTGTAATCAGTACCACCAACTCTAAAGTTCCCATCAACACCTATAGTTCCGTCTACTTCTAAAGTTCCAACAATGTTTGTATTGCCTGTGGCTGCAAAAACCCTAAAGGGTGTGCTGTTATTCGTTCCAACTCTAAAGTTGCCGTCTACACCTAGAGTACTATTCATTTCTACAGCACCATGTAGATCAGTAGTACCAGAAATATCTGCATTTCCGTTTACATCAAGATTAGCATTAATTTCTGCTTCAGTACCATTAACTGTAAAATTACCACCTACCGTTCCGTCTACGGTTACAATTAAGTCTCCAGAAATAGTTGTATCATCGCCGGGCCCATTACCTAAGAAGTTATCGGATATTGTATTTAATTGCCCAATTAAAGTAGTTGCACCGTCAACGTTAAGAGTAGTATCTAAATCAGTTGCGCCAGTTACATTAAATGTTCCATCAACAGTAGTTTCATCCAATGTAGTAATTCCGTCCACATTTAAATTTCTATCAATGTCAACATCTTGAATTACGGTTAAGTCATTTGCAAATGTAGCATTTGATCCATTACCAGTAAGCATGGTGGCCGAACCAGATTTAATAATTAAATTACTACCACTACTTGTTAATCTTCCGTAGAGGGTACCACCATCTTTTAGTTCTACATTACCCCCGTCAGCATCTAAACTAATATTTGCACTAGAGTCAAGAGTAAATAATCCAGATGTAACATTAAATGGGTTTGCACCTGCACTAATTTCACGTGTCGAAGCATCAAATACTGATTCGATTTCGTTTATGGCACCTACTAGGTTACCGGATTCGGTGGCAAGATTTTCTGTAATACCCACATCATCTTGTAGTTCATTAATTGCTTCTACAACATTCATAGAGAATATTTTAATATCGTCATTCGCACTGGCTGGAGTATTTAATTCAATTACATGACCTAAGAGAGTAGGGTTAACTGCAACGAGAGCACCGTGATTTGATCCAGTGATAGTTGAAGAAGAACCATCTAGTTTTATTAATATGGACTCACTAAAGTTGCCGGTACGTGTTTTTAGCCTTAATTTAGTAGAAGAGCAACTTAATATTGTACCACTAAATGTTGCATTTGCTAAACTACTTCCTTGATAAACTGTCGCGCCTTCAGTAAAATCAGTTACTGTAGGATTATTTAATAGTGGCACTTCACCACTATAGTTAGCTACATGGAAACCACCAGCCTGTAAATTTTGACTAATCTCTGTTCCATTAATATATACTCTGACTACACCAACCTTATATGCTTCTGCAATAATTCTTACAACCTTTGATGCAAGAATATTATTTGTACCTGCAGTAAGATTTTGTGAAGAATTAAATATTCCTGTGGAATTCTTTACCAGAATTTTAGAAGTAGTAGCTGAAACGATTATCGCACTATACCCACCTGTTTGGGATATGGTAACACCTGGGGTGAAACCCGTAATAGAAGGAGCACCAGTAAGAATAATATATCCACCGGTATTATCCAGAGTTTCTTCTGCCTTAATTGAAAATTCTACACTTTTATTATTATTATCAAGTCCGTCAAAAAGAGTAGAACCTGCACTTACATTAGCAAAATCAAATGTTTTATCTTTTAGAGATACATTTAATTGTTCATTATCACCTACGTTAAGTGATACTTCATTTGTCTTTTGTCTAAATTCTTCAAAGGTATTTGACTTTAGTACTCTTGTTTCTTTATTGGCCATTATTTATTACCTAACTTTTTTAACAATGATTTGATTTCTGCAATATCATCTTTCATTGATTGTAGTTCATCTTCTTTCTGTTTATTAAGAGCAAGTTGTGCTCTTCTCGCCTGTATCGCAGTTCTATTAGTATTTATAACTGCCTGCGAAGTAGTATCCTTAATTAGGTCAGGATTATCTTTTATTTTTTTAGTTCTTGGCATAATAATTCCTATGTTGATGCAATTGCTCTAAAGTCTTTTACTAAAGGAACTGTTGAACTATTGCTCGATCGAAGCACGATTTTAAATTGCATAGTACCAAAACTTCCTGTAGGATCAATTTCGTATTGCACTTCTTTAAATACCGACGGGTTATCATTAACAGCAATACCTTCATTCGGTACTGCCGCAGTCCATGCAACATCTGAAATTTCTGAACTTGATCCGCCTTCTAATACTCTCCAATATAAATCAACGTTCGCAGATCTTGGTCTATTAACATTAATAAACACGTCTACTTTATCGGCCTCTTCTGCAAGTTCAACCTTCTTGGTTATATATCTTGCTAATTGGTTACCGCCTGTGGATGATAATTCATTTCCTGCACTGTTATCAATAATTCTATTTTGTATTGTAAATAGTGATGTTCTATTCATATCAATAACAGGTGAAATAGTATCCTTAGTTGTGTTAAAGACACATCTTAAATTAAATGTTTTAGTAGTTGAATTTGCATTAGAAGCAATTGATTTTGGTGTGGCAAATATTACGTTCTGATTTGCAAGTACTTCACCTTCTGTTGATGCAACTTCTGTTTCACTATAAGGTGTCATGAAGAATCTAATATTAGTTCCTGGTACAGCAAGTGCCTGAATAACTGGTCTTACTACATCCATTTGTCTATTTTCAGTAGCATACATTCCTGAACCACCACCAGAACCTGTTGCACTAGCAGTATCGGAATTACTTGCAGTGAATTGATAAGTATCATGTGTCACATTACTAATAGAATGGCTACCATTCAGATTATTTGCTGCTATTCCATTGAATGCAGTTGCTCCACTAATTACCACGACTGGGTTATTTGCATTTTGCATACCATGATTTTTATGTACTACTGTTACCACTCCACTACCACTTGTAGTTGACATAGGGTTAAGAGGTAAAAGTCTTGCAGGTACAGCATCATGCACTAAGTTTAATTCTGCACCCGATCCACTAAATACACATCTTTCTAAAGTAAATTTAAGGTCTCTACTTTGTTCTGGAGTCCATGTAGAAGCATTCTGGGAAGTAAAGAATACACCGCCGTATGGTTGTTTTGTAATTCTGTTATTTGGGTTTGTCTTATCAAATCCGCCCATCTCAGCAACCCATGCCTCATACGCATCGGACTGGGCCATGATTACAATTGCATATTCTTGATTTTGTGCCAGGTAAATAGGATGATCAAATGTAATTGCAGTTGCTGCAGATGCATCCGAACTTGTATTAACACTAGATGGATAAACTACTTTATCAGCACCTGGGACAATCTTTTGAGTAGGAATACCATTCTCTACCGATCTGATACTTACTCTAACCGGAATCAATGGATCTTTAGTATTAAAATATAAATTAAGTGACTTACAGAATATACCACCATCTGTATCAATTAAGAATGTCTGAGCAAGTGGATCTACCCACTCGGTTGTAGTATTTACTGTAGTATCAACTAGTGTTCTATTATCGTTTAATTCCGAAGTCACAAATGATGGGACCTTAGTTGATAAGATTTCTTTTTGTACTGACTCGATTAAACCTTCTGCATGGAATTGTGCCTCTGCAAAAGTTGTTTCGCTACCATCACTAGAATTATTTGTAGCTGAGTCAGTTAGTTTAAATGTTCTTGTACCTGTCTTAAATCTCAATGAGGAGTTTCTAGGTATAACAAATGAACCTTCTATTTTACCAGTAGAATCCGATACCAGTGCACTACTTCCTGCCGGATGGGTTGTGGCACCCTCATAGGTTACAATATCTGTTCTACCAGAAAACTCTTGGAATGTTTCTTCTCTACAATAAGTTGATACATCTGTATCATTAAAGAATGGATATACCTTAGTGTCAGGCTTAAGTAACTCAGCCTTAAAGTAAATCTTTCTTGATCTCATAAATGGCACGAAGTTGACTTCAACTACCTTAGACCCTAATTCTTTATTTACCGTATCAGCAGAAATAGAAGTTGTAAGACCTGTTCTTGACTGTTGTTCTGTTACTGTAGTAGCAGTTGTTGTTTGTGTTCCTTGTCTACCACGTCCTGGGCCTCTAAATCTTCCTAATTGCTCTTCACCAAAATCCCACCAGAAATCACCACCACGTCCACCTCCAGTAATTCTTTCAACACTTACATCTGTTTCAACCCCAGTCCAGTTAGTTTCCCATTCATTCCATACTGTTCCTAGGATACCAGTTTCTTCTGCCATAGCTACAAACTGATCATATAGTCCTTCGTCATTAATAATAACATCTGGTCTAACATCGGTTTCTTTCCATTCATCTGATTCGGGTGATAGAGTAATCATACCACTCCAAGTAAATACGTTGTATGGATTTACATTAATGGCAATTGATGAATATGGTTGATTAATGTAATTTGCTGAGGTATGAGGTAAAGTACACAGTGACGCGTTTTGTACAACCGCTCCTGAATCACCAGGCTTACGAATTAAATTAATATTTCGTTCATCAAACTTAGGTCGTAAAGTACCACTCTGTTTATCTATAGCAGCTTGGTAATCTGGGTTAGAAGTATCACCAACATTGTGGCCTCTAAACCCATCTACAACAAAACCATTCTTGGTTCTACTAAAATTACTTCCATCAAATAATTGTGTATTAGCCGCTTGTTGTTCCAAGAGTGAAAGTGATGTATAATATTCTAGGTTCTTAACTCTTTTATCAATTGCACCAATATCTCGCATGGTGTATCTTTTATTATCAATTAATCTTGGTATAACATCACCAACGTCAAATACATACGGCGCAAGTTTTAAATCATATAACCCCATTGAATCATCCGGTGCGGCAGGAGCCTTAGGATTATCGGATGGTACACCTTTCTCTGTTTTAATTTCACCCTCTTTTGTAATATATAATTTATCAATTCTAGGCATATAATACTTTATAAACATAGACATTGCGTGTGAAGGATCAGGCGCAGATGAAAGTGCAGCACCTGTACTTGTAAAGTCATTTGCTGTATCTGCCTTTCTTGGTCTAAAGTCTACACAGTCTCTTAATTCTACAACACCTTGAGCAGAGTTAAAGGTAGGAATACTATCATAATCTGTATTAGGATATGAATCTACTGTAAAGTAATCTCCAGCACCATGGGTATAAAAATCAAATGTAATAGTAAGATTACCAGATACAGGAGATGTGCCTGGTATTTGAATAATTCTACCAGTCCCATAAAAGTTATCTCTTTGACCATTATCAAGTGTAAATCTTTCTGTAACATTCGTTCCTGTTGCATCTACAACAGAAACAATTCTAATAATATCTGCTTTATCTAATGAATATGAACCATCTGAACTAGCCGATTTAGTGACTACTTGATTATTCTGTCTTATTTTTTCTTTTTGTACTTTATCAGACCCATCAACTTCTACATCAGCAACAACACGTACTGCAGTACCATTAGCGGCTGATACCGAGAATGTTAGAGACGTAACACCATCATTACTACTTCCCACAAATGTTGGTGTAGTATCAAGTGCGGCAGTACCAACTGAAATCATTGTGGCAGTATTTACATTTGTAAAGTGACCCTGGCCAGAAGGAATACTGATAGTACATTGATTAGATGTTACTGATGTACTAAAATCTCTTTTTACTGTGTATTCAGTAGTATTTGTAGAACCGTTGTAGAGTGTATTAATCGCCGTATATGGAAGTTTAAATACCAATCCGTTATTACCAATATCAAATCTTAAGGCAGTTGAATCAGCAATGTTACCTTTAAAATTGATCCCATTGGCTGTAGTTTGATCAAAACTTCTTACTGCACTAAATGTACCCGAAGTCATATTAATATCAAATAAGTGAAGTCTTAAACAAGGTGTTGCATCTGAAGCACTGACTGTATCGCCAACATTTTCAATGGCTCTTGCACGTGCAGTACCTACAACAGATCCGCCTTGATTGGGCGCACTATGTAAATTCATTGTGGTAAATGAAGATAAGTCAGGTGCACCTCTAATACTGGATTCTGTTACTCTTACATAGTTACCCACTGGTGTTGCAACGTTTGCATTAGCATCAATATTAATAGAATCTGTAGCATCTCTGGGTTTATCAATAATAATATATTTTGTAGCAATGTTTTCATTTCTGAATCCTTGCACATAAGATACTCCAGGTTCAACACCTATTGCAAGTTTATCAGCATCACCGCCATTGTTTGAAAGTATATACCCGTTATTATCGCCAGTGTCAAGATGTTCTTTAATATCCAACTGATATGGTTTTACTGCATAGTTACCAGATTCTTCAAAAGTTCTTCTTGCAAGTCTCTTAGATAATTCACTGGTTACATTTGTTGCATCAGTTTTATCTACTTGTGTAATACCGTTTTCTATTCTTAAAAGTGTTACATAGTTTGTATTTGAACTGTTAAGATTGGTAAGGGATTCCTTAACCATTGTTGTAGAAATTCTGTATCTTGTTGCGCCAGGTGCCGCTTCATTGGGTGTACCCTGCGCGTTATCTTTCAGTGTTACGTCACTGTCTGTATCAATAATTGATTCTGAAACATTAAGACCTATAGTATATGAAGGCGTATTAGTATATTTGTCTAAAATTAAAGAAGTGGCTGGAACATAAATAAATGTACCAGAAATAAAGTAAACACCTTCTTCGATATTAGCACTAGAACCTAGTCCTGTAGGAGTTCCAGTGGATTGAACTTGTCCATAATAAGTTGTTGATCCGTCTGATTGGAATTCTTCTCCAGCGGCAAATGTTGCTACGTTTCTATTTGATCCACCCTTATTGATATATTTTATATAAAGAGTGTTTGGGTCAGAACCGTCTGACGCAACTACAGAAATAACTTTTGCTTTAATTTGAGTACCAGAGTTGGCTCCACCTGTAATAGTAGTACCTACGAATTGAGAAAGATAGCTATCACTGTTTAAAGTACCGCCTACTGTATGTGAAAATGATGAATCAATTTTAATAAAGTCATCTGCAATATTAACAGTTACTTTACCACCTACAACTCTAGAGCCATGTTTAAATGCATATTGACCAAATCTATCAAGTTGTGCCTGTAGTGCAGTTTGCATTTGAGTAAGTTCTCTTGCCTGAACTGCATACCCAGGGCGATATAGAATCCTATGATAATTCTTTGTCTCGTCAAAGTCATCATAATAGGGCGCTATAGGATAATTTTTGATTGTAGTTGTGCTCATGTTGTCCTTTCTCTTTTTAGTAATACACTTATATGTATATTAGAATTCAATAATAACTTTGATATCTTCAATCTGTGTTGTTGTTCTATTAATAGGATTTCTATTCTCCAAGAACATAATATCACCTGTGCCTGGGTGCACTTCTGGGTTACGTAATGCATTAGAAGATTCTAAACCACCTGATGTATTACTTGTTTGTCCCACAATGCTTTCTCCATTCTGAAACGACTTATAACCAGTTTTAGAATTTTGGTGATAGTAAATATATCCAGAACCTGAATCAATTTCCACCACATATGCTTGTGCACCTGATGTACCACCAACGATAAGTTCATCGACTTGGTAATCAGTTAATGTAACGCCTGAAGTAAAGTCCAAAGACCTAAGTGCCTTAAGTGTAGCTGCAGTTGCAATTGCACCAGGCCCATATAATCTTGGGTTTCTAATAAGTGTAACCTGTCTGAAATCATTACCTACTGTGAGGTCATTATTTTCAGTACCAGTTAATTGAGTATTAAGACCAATGAAAAATGCACCGAGTTCTTTAATAGGTTGTGTACCATGGCCGAGTTCTGGCGCAATTACTGCTCTTGCAGCTGCATCACCTGAACTGAATACTACATCAGCTACTGTGTAATTAGTGCCCTTATTAGTTATAGTAATACTTGCAACAGCTTGGTTAGAACCAGAACCACTCATGACTGCAGTTGCAGTAGCTCCTGTTCCATCTCCAGAAATAATAACAGTAGGAGTAGAAGAATATGTTCCACCGGCAGTAACTTCAATTCTTTCAATACCTGCTGCCGTACTTGATTGAGTAGAGGCCTTTTGGTTAAGATATTGTGCATAATCTGCCTCAGATAGTGCCGCTTCAGCAGTACTATCACTTGCATAATCAGATGACTGCCCTCCTGCTCTTGGATTAATTGTTTTAACGGGCATATAACTATTTGTTAGGAATTTTTCAGCGTCAGCAACAGAAATTGTATACATATACTTCCAGATATATCCATCTGATTCTGCAGTTGGGTCCGTTAGTGTTTGTGTTGGTTGAACAGTAGATACTGAACCACCTGCCTTAATACACTTATAAACCTTAAATTCTGAGGTTACAATATAGAATTTCTTATCGAATATTGAACCATCATCTGAATCCCATGCATGATAACTCGTATCTGATGCCCAAGTATGTCTTGGCACTACATGCGATATATCCGCGGTTCCGATTAATTTCATACCAATCATATTTTGGTATGCCTCACCCAATGAATCTAATGCATCAACGGGTGTAAATGGGGTAGTATCTGTCGTATCTGATGTGGTTAAAGACCATACATCTGACTTTCCAATTCCCACATACACACTGGTATTAGCATCAGCTACATCTTGTTTGAAATTTTCGGCATTTATTACCCTAAAATTTGATGTTACTATTGCAGTCATTTTTCTGTTTCCTATTAATTAGTATGAATAAAAGAATTCACATTATATTTATTTATATTGGTTGTATCAGTACTTTGGATTTGGACGTTGCCAAATTCTTCTATCCTTTCATTAAAATCAAACTTCTTGGATGAGTTTAGATACGTGTCGCTTTTCAGATTAAAGTAATTATTCTGTGGTTGTGTTTTCGACCTATCAGTCAAGTGGTTTAATAATAATATTAAGATAGGTTTAATGTCCTTGCCCCTAATTTCGTTATTAGCATTAGAGTCAATTCGTAAAATTGGATCAGAAGTATAGCCCGATCCAATATTGGGTATAGTAAACCCGTTAATTTCGCCATTAGAATCTAGCGTAAGTGTTGCAGTTGCCTGTACGTTAGTTGATAGTAATACACCATCAGCATCTTTTGCTGTAGGTTCTGATATTATAATTGATGGAGCACTATTATAATTTTTATCTGCACCACCTACAATTTCTATAGTGGCCATTTTTCCATCAAGTGGGTTTGCCGCTACCGATGCAAAGGCCTGGGCATAATTTGCTCCTGGGTTATTTACAGTAAGAGTATCAATTTCTAATCTTCCCTTAGAATCTCTACCTACAGTCACAGTTGCATTAGAAATACTACTGCCGGATATAGGACTACCATTAATTGTAATAGTAGGATTTGAAGTATATCCAAACCCTGCCTCTCTTATCTCACCACCACCTATTTGACCATCGGTTTTAGTAGCAGTGAAAGTTGCAGTAGTGCCTGTAAATCTATGAGTTGCACCCGAACCTAATGATGTAATATTAACCACCGCGCCACCATTTGATGCTGATAAAGTAATTAATCCACCCGAAGATGTTTTAACAAAATATGTATTACCTGATACTAATCCACCTATAGAAGTCCCACCTCCAGAATTATATGTCAATTGGGAACCTACTGGAAACGATTGTTGTTGTTCTGCAGTAAGTGTAATAGTATTATTTGTTATATTGACTATTGGTGCACTACTGCCATTAAAAACAATGGGAGCTGGAGCAGCTGCAGTAACAGAAGGACTTTGATAATCCTTTCCGCCATTAGTAATTGTAATACTATTGACTCCACCATTTGCAAGTGTTGTAGTAAATGCAGCAGAAGTAAATCCTGCAGGTATGCCTAAGTCAGCAGTATTAATAGTAGGAGCTGTTAAATACCCACTTCCGGCAGAAGTTATATTAACAGTAGTAATAACTCCATTATGAATATTTAATGCAATAGAACCACTTCTGTGTATCTTTCCCCTAATAGAAGGTAAGAATACCGAGGCAAACATTTCTACCAATACAGGTAAATCTTCAACACCAATTGCCCCTGGTTGTCTTTCCGGCATAGCAGATAATACTTTACGATATAAGGTATCTCCTTCAGTAACGTCTTCACCCAATATGGCCTTAGATAATTCTATAATTAAAAGAATTTCTCCAAAGAATTTAAATCCAGCAGGGTGAACCAATCTGTTAAATACGTTCTCCCAAGTAGAAACGTTTTGACCTGTTCTAATCAGATATGAGAATTTTTGGTATCGTAAGGAATCTTGTAATCTAATTACGTTAGATAATTGTCCTTTATTATCCAGATACTGACCACCTTTTGGTAGATTTGGATTTATATCCCAATTGCCTGAAGAAGGAATTAAAGTTTTATCCCATGGATACTGTACTTCCACTTCATCATTAAAAAGTAGTCGGAAAAAGATTTCAATAGAATCTGCAGAACCTCTAACTTTATAATAATCAATAATGTTCTTATATAGGTTTCTTTTATTAACTGTAATATCTCTGGGTATTACTGATGCGATTTCTTTCTGCATTAATTCTAAATACTTTTGAGTATTATTATCAATGTCCATTGCCCTTTCAATATTATTCATAACATGAGAAGGCCCTGGGCCCACCCAGTGTTTTATAGGTGTGGTTAATTTTGCAACACCACCATTATATGCATCTAATCCATTTACCTGAAATGTTTTACCAACTTCAGATGTAAGTGTTGCCAAACTTCCCGGCAGTTCATTACCGTTTGATATATTTACATTGATATCTGTTAAAGTAACTGTAACGGGATTACCAGTAACTGGTGTCACAAGTAGAATAGAATCAGCACCTGTTTCATCTGTAAAGAATTCATCGTTCTCATTTTTAGGATCTGAAATTCTAAATACTGCTTTACCATCAAGTATAACATCTTCAAAGGATTCATTCTCAGCATAGATAAATTCATCCAAATTCATAAACGTATAATACGCTTCTAATAAATTTTTGATACCTTCTGAATTTTCTAATATCTCTGATGGTATAAGTGAATCAACTCTTAATTTTTCCTTACTCTTCCTAGTAGAAGATGCAGTTGATTCTATATACCCTGGCGAGGATATGTCATTAGAATAAAAAGAGCTATCTTTATGCGGCATTATCTCAATCTCGATGGAGTTGTGTAATTAATTGTTCCAGTAGAACCAGACACAGAAATAGTATCAACGCTTGGAGTAATTTGAACTCTGAGAGGGTCGATGGCAATTAACTGATCTCTTTTTGGAGCCAAATCTAATGAATCAGGTGTAATAGTAAGTCTGATTGGATCTGTATTATATGTAGTGAAGTTATTTAATGTAACAGTACCTTTATCAGGATCAATTATTCCTGCATCATTTACTACAGTAACATTAATACCATCAACAATCTTGTAAATAATTACTTGTCTATTTACTGTTCCAGCAAGTGGTATATCTCCAAAGTAATGATCAATACTTGCAGAATATCCTAATTTAAATGAAGTTGATGTTAAGATAAAATCTGTACTCGCTCCTGATTTATAAAATGGTGAGGTGAATTTTAGTGTAAAGTTATTTACGCCTTCAGTTATTGAAGGGGTAATATTCATAAACATATAAGGTCTTACTGTAGAGTTTTGTATTGCAGGATCAGAATTATCAATTAAAGATGTAATCTGTGAATGTCTAAACACACCATCAAATTTATTTAACTGGTTAAAATTATAATCAGAAATTGTATCTCTGACAACCGATGTTAATTCTACTGCTGTTCTATCAGTAAGGTTTGGATTATATTTAAAGAATACGTCCAGTTCCAAATAAGTATAATTTGGGTCTACAATTTCTGGCGTAATGGATACTACGTTCTTACCTTTAAGAATAGTACCAGTAATTTCATCCTTTTCTGCCTGAGTAAGTGTTTCTGCAATAATAGGTTTAATAGAAATATATGCAGTTCCGTAATCAGGTGGATCATTATCTTCTCCACCCCAACAAGAAATGGAAGAGATGTTTGTAAATTCTCTTTGAATAATTGCTCTATAATCGTCGGATGTAACCGCTCTGTTCTGAGATGTAAATGTTAATGGAGCATTAAACCTAATTGATTCTGAAGTTTCTTGTTCTGCCCCACCTGCTGCAGGACTTACTGTACTAACAGATGAACTACCGAACCCACCAATAGAATCAGATAATGTAAATACGTTTGCACCATTTGATTCAGCACCTTCTGTATATACATAATCCAGTGTGATAATATTATTATTACTAGGTTTACGGCCAGTTACCCCATCACCGAAATATATTTCGTAATACCCACCAGCATTCTCTTGTAAGTAATATACTTGTGAAGTAGAATCTACGTTTAATAGTGTTTCAAATCTGGTATAAATGTCGAACGAAGTTGATTCTTCATTTTCTTGTATACGAACTCTAAGTGAACTTGTATCTGCATCATTATCTGATAATTGAAATTTTTGATTTTCTATATCATTATCAACTCTATATTTTAATGACTTATAATATCCCTGTGCAATTTCAACATTATTAAATGTATATGTTTTTGTATTTGGGGTAGTGGTTGTATTTACTTCTAATGTTGCAGTTTGTGTTTGTAATGTAACATACTGATAACTTTCCTGTGCAACAGAAGTACTTAATTTTGTTCCTCTTGGCATTGTAAGAGTATTTGGTAATGTTCCCACTTCATTGGTTACATCAATTGTTACATTAACTGTTGCCCTAGGTGCAAGTACTGAACGTGGGACATAACCTAAAAGTTTAGCTCTTGTGACTACGTTACCACGAATCTGTGCTGAGTCCAAGAATGCCTCATTAAGAGAGAAGTGAGCAGCAATAGCATTATAGTGAGTATTATATGCCAATACATCAAGAAGGGTACTTAAACCAGATCCTTCAAAATCGTATCCGTTAAACTCTGATTGAGTTTTTAAGTAGTTTTTTAGATTTTGTTTTATCTGATCAAAATCTAGTTCCGTTACATTTAAATTACTCGCCATATTTTACCTTAACCTTCTTAACACGATTTCAACATCTTGTCTAGTATCGTCTTCTTTAATTTTAAAGCTTACCGTGATACGATATGCATTTTGGTCATCCATATTCTGAACTCTGATGTCCTTTATAAGAACCCTTTGTTCATATTTTCTGATAACCCTTCTAATGTTTTCTCTTATAGAAATTTCAGTAATTGCATCGGCTGGTTCAAATAATAGTGCTCTTAAATTTGCACCTATATCTTTACTGAAAGGTCTTTCATAAAAATTTGATATCAGTAAATTCTTTACTGCATTTTTAATAGCATTATCATCCTTTAAAGGAATAATATCTTTTCTAATAGGATGTAATTTTAAAGACAAGTCCAAATCCCTCCAACCCTTGACTCTGGAAGTAATCTTTGCCTTCTTTACATCTCCAATAACACTTCTATCGGATAGTATCTTTGTTGAACCTGTAGTTGCCATATAACTATTTATACACTTTTATTAAAGGATTATAAGAACATTATCGCCTTCTTTTGTAGAATTATCGAGGCGAAGTATAGTATTTATTATTGTCCAATGAACGGTCTTGCTGTAAGGTTCTTCGACTATTGTATGTTGTACAACGCCGTTAACGGTTACTAACTGAGGTGTACCACCTGGGAATACAAAATCAGTTTGACCTTCGGTCGCTGTATATTCATGTATGTCTGGACTATTTGGGTCTCCGATCATTACAGTTGTTACTGGAGATAAACTTGGAAGTGATGTTGCAGTTGCTCCTATAACACCTGTGATAATCTGTTCAGTACTGAGTGTAATACTACTCGGTAGACCAATTATTTTTAAGAAATCACAGAAAGTAAACGTAATCCATTCTATCAATGCACCGAGGCCGATAGCCTTAAAGAATTTCTGTACTAATTGCATCCATTCTTGTATTAGATATTTAGGCCATTCTTCTCCAAAGTTCTTCAGTCTTCGTTTAAATCTATCCATCTTTCTTTCCATACTCTCAACAAAGTCAGTAGGTTCACCACCTAATAAATCCATAAGAGAGAATCCTACAATAGAAATAGATTCCAACTGTTCAATTGCTTGTTTTCTCAATTCGTCTTTTAGGTCATCCGGGGCAGACTTTATTTGATCCTCGATTGAGGATATCATTCCTTCTATTATACTCTGGACATTTAAATTTGTCAACCCTGGGAGAGCAGGTAACCCAAGTGCATCCCATATTTCACTAAATTTACCTATTAAACCTCCAAAGGCTCCATGTAGAATCCCTAGTGCACCCTTATTTAACATAGACATTACATATTCCCAGACTGCCTCTGCTTTCATATCTGCAGATTCTAATCCATAAGTGCCATCAAATGACTTATAAATATCTGGTAACATAGGATAGAATGTCTCCACTTCATCCACAAATTGTTGTTTAATAGTACCTTTATATGCAGGGTCAGAAAATAATTTTACAACATCTACTGATATTCCAAAAGGTGGTACGGGTATAGCAAAAGAAATAGGTAATACTTTATTAATTATTTCCATAAACTTGGCTTGAATAAAAAGATGATATTCTTCTATCATCGCATTAATTCTTTTTTCCCATTCTACTTCTGGTATTTCTAATGTACCAAATACTGGCTTAGAAATAGAGACAGGAAAATTACCCAAGACTGATTCAATATCGTCTAAAATATCTCTGACTTTTTGTGCTTCTTCAGGAAGTCCTGCCAATTCTAAAGTTGCAATAGAATTTGTAATCTGATTAAATATATTAGTCAGATCAGCAGGTTTTGGTAATAAACTTCCCTCGCATGGTATTGTAATTGTTGTACTTGTCATTACGCATTTAATTTAATATTAGAGGCGATGATAGTAATAGTACCATCCGCATTCATTGTAATCCTTGAATTGGATTTATGTTTAATATTAATTCTTTCTCCGCCATCACTATTATCGATTTCAATTAAGTGGCCAGATTTTGACTTATATACTTTATTGTCTACTGACGCCTCATCTGGTAAATCCTTTGTTCCATCCGTTTGTGTTGCAATAGCACCTATCACCATTGGGTCTTGTGCACTCGGGCCATCTCTAAAGAATCCAACAACCCATGACCCTTCTTCTAAGTGATGGTTACCACCGTTTCCTTTTATTCCCGCATTGGTAACTGGCATGACCACTGTTGCCCAGGGCAAATCTTTTTTATCTACCCCATCATAAAATCCAAGACAATGAACCTTTACTCGGTTTAATCCTTTAGGGTCATCAATGTCTTTTATAATACCAGTAAACCATTCAAACTGGCCACCTATAAATTCATCACTTCTCATGAGCCACCTTCGATTTGTAATATACTATTTAAATCCGCATTAAAAGAATTTGTTTTTATTTCTAATTCTTGGGTATATTCATCTCCGAATTTATGAATAATACTTGATATAATATATTTACCCGATTGCATTTTATCAAGATGGTCGGAACCATGATCAGAAATATTTGTTTTTTCTACCTTTACTTCTATAATATTACCTACTTCTAAATCAAAATTACCAGATATGGTTATATCATGCGATAAAATATCTTCGGTAGATAAATATGATTGTGAGGTGGATAAATTATCTCTCAAAGTGGAATGTAAATTATCATTCTCTTTATATGCAAATTTATTTTCTGATATAAAATAATTTTTACCACTTTTTAATTCATTAAGTTTCTTATCATTATATTGTTCATAATCTGCTCGATCGGGATACGGATCATGTTGATTTAATTTCTTTATTTTATTTCCGTATTTAAATTCTTTGGCTTCTTTATACTCTTTTGTTGAAATGTCAATAGAATGTGTTGTAGAGGCAAATGCACCTTCGCCTGTGGATATATATTTTGACAAATTAAGTTCTGATGAAACCTTTATAATTTTAAATTTACTTTCCGTAAAATAATCTACTTCTCCGATTGTTTTATCAAAGAATGGTTTGTGTTCGTATATTGCTATAGGATCTTGATCAACAAAATCTTCATATGATTGATACTTTACTTTTTCTTTTAATGTTTCATAAAAATAAAAAGGAGCTCCTGTTGTAGTAAATGCATTATTATTTAGCCATTTAATTGCAGCAAATGGTCGCAGTCTAGGTATAATACAATTAATAGTCTTTGTAGTAGACTCATTAATGTTATTACCCTTGACTCCTATTTCTTTACATATACCATTAATAATTTTTCCAATAGTACCATTTTTAAATCCTGTAACGGTTAATGTATTATTAATATATGCATGTTTAGACACACATCTAAAAACATACGTTGCAGAACCTGGTTTACTTCTTGCATAATTAATTATTTCTGAAATATAAAAATCGTGTTGATGTTTTTCTTTTATGGTATCATCAAGTGGAGTTCTTTTTATTTCTAATTTTATTTTTTCATCGCCGTTAATTTTAAATTCTTCTAATAAGTTAACAGCATCTAATATAATTAATTCAGCATCAATAGAACCCATATACAAACTTTCCGTAATGGTAATATTCGCAACAAGTTCTCTAATGTCTATTTCTTGGCCGTCAGTTGTAAATAACGTGCACTTCGATAAGAAAAACGAAGATGGTGTTAACGACTTTTCTCCAAAAAGTCTGGTTGTATTTCTACTCATTGTTAATTAATTCTTCAAATTTATCTACGAATTGAGAAATAAATCGTGGATCAATAACTCTCATTCGTGATCTTTCATCATTGGATCTTTCTAACCATGCTCTATTTGATACATAACTTAAATTACTTTCTGGTTCTCCCCCATCAATAAAAATACCATTATCCATTACTCTTTCCTCTGGATCTCCAGTTAAATGGTAATAGTATGGAGCATCAATATATTTAAATACTCTATATGTATCAACTGAATCTTCAGATGTGCCACCTGTTACGGTTTCAGTTACGTTAGGACTAGAATCTGGATTACCTACGAATGTCCCCGTACAATCTTGCACTATTAATTGGTTTAAATCTATATTCTTTCTGGTAATTGTACCTGTTGCATTATTTGCAGAACCGGTTAATTTTTCTCCTAACTGAAATCTACCTGCAAGAGAATTTTGGAAATCGATAATAAGTTGGTCACTGTTTCTTATAACTACTGGTCTTGTAGTAATTGCAAATCCATTATATTCTGTATTCATATATGTTTGTAAATCTTCTTGTGACATAGGCCAAGAAGCAAGACCATCATGTAAATATTCATTCACAATAAAAAATGTCCAATAAAAATCTGGAGTTCCATATAGTCTTTGAGATACTATGTCTGGCCTTTCTCCATTTTTAATTTCATAAAGTTTATATGCAGAAACATCATCTACAAATTCCTGTAACGGTCTTACCGATCTGTATAGGTTTACAATATTTTGTAGAACGCCAGTATTTGATAAGTCATATCCTACTTTTGGAAATAATTTAAAAAATGACATTAACTATCCTCCGATGTTTCTTGTGTCTCACCCGTATCTTCATCAGGGTATAGGTCGGTTCTTGTAAGTGCCTTTGTTTCTTGGAAAGTACAGGCAATATCTATTTCGACTGGTTGTCCACCTTTATGGAATGAATTACCTGTTGCATTATAGGTAGTATTAAATGTTGCCAAATAACACTCTGCAATTTTAGGCATAAATTTATTAGGACTACCACCATTATAAAAATCTATTTTAAATTTATTTGGGTATTTTAATGCAACAGCACCTGCAACTTCAGGATACATATTCTCTCTAAAGAAATTTTCTATGGCTAATGCAGTATCGGATTCTTCTTCGTTTTCTGATACAAGTTTAAAAGTGAAACCAAAAGACCTGATATTACTGTTTGTAAATTGTGTTTCTGTATATGGGTTAGCGGCAATACCTTTTCTTAATGCCTGAAACCCTCCTGTTGCAGCACCTAAACCTAAAGTCATGCCACCTGCCTTCATATCAATAAGACCACCTACCATAGCGGCCTTTGCAATACCATCTGCTTCAGTAAGTTGTCCGTCACCGACTCCAGCAAGTTGTCCTACCGTGCCTAAATCCATAGTAGTATATGCCGCGGCATCAGGTACTGAAAATCCTTGAGGAACAAATAAATGTACAACCGGTCCTACTCCATCACTATCTATTGCCTGGAATCTTACATGGGCAGCACCACTACCAGCCTCACTTCTTAACTTTGAAGGAAATACTAATGTTTCGGTATCTTTTTTCTGCTTATCGGTTTCGGTTTTAGGGTCGGCCATCTTTATTTACCTTATAAATAATATTTTAACATATAAGAGTATTTATAATGGCTTACAAAGGGAAATACACAATTAAGAATAAACGAAAGTATATGGGCGATCCGACCAAGGTTGTGTATCGTTCATTATGGGAAAGACAAGCATTTAGGTGGTGTGAGTCCAATCCTAAAGTGAAGAAATGGAATAGTGAAGAAATAGTTGTTCCGTATAAATGTAAAACAGATAATAAAATACATAGGTATTATGTGGACTTATTGGTCGAATTGGATAATAAAGACATTATCCTAGTGGAAATTAAACCAAAAAAGGAAACAACACCGCCAAAGAAACCTTCTCGTAAGACAAAAAGGTATATTAACGAAGTCACTACTTATATAAAGAACACATCAAAATGGACTGCTGCACAACAGTATGCAGATCACAAAGGTTGGAAATTTCAAATCTGGACCGAAGACACTTTATCTAATCTTGGTATAAAACTACTTAAAGGCTAATATAAATAGTTATATGGCATCAATATTTGACACAATCAGTGCAGCGGCATTTAGGGCAGGAATCCGATCTAGGACTCCTAAGTCTGAGGAATGGTTCGCGCAGAAGGTAAAAGAATTAACCATCCCATCTAGGACTAAATTACTTAAGGATACAGCATTAGAAAAAAGAACTAAGCCTTTGGTAGGTGATATGGTTATGTATTTCTATGACCCTAAGACAAAAGAGGATCTACCATATTACGACAGATTCCCTTTGACTATTATTGTGGGTCCTGCACCAGGCGGATTTACTGGATTAAATTTACACTATATTAACCCTATTGCACGTGCAAGATTACTTAATGAATTATTTAAACTTGCACCTAAGGAATTAAAACCAGATAGCAGATTAATGAGATTACGTTATGATTTATTGCAGGGTGTAAGAAAATACAAGGAATTTGAGCCATGTTTTAAAAGATATTTAACATCTCACGTTAAGTCGCAACTGTCAAGAGTACCTATGACTGACTGGGAAACAGCAATATATCTTCCAATACAACAGTTTAAGAAAAAGAGCTCTAGAACAGTCTGGGCAGATTCCAGAAAAATTTACCAGGGCGGGAGATAATATATGTCCATTGATAAATTAAAAAGCACTATAGGTAAACGTGGTGGTCTTGCAAAGGCAAATAGATTTCAAGTTATCTTTACGCCGCCTCAAGGATCATTACTTGGTGGAAATATTATTGGCGCGTTGACGTCAGGTGGTGGTTTAAAGTCGTTAGTAAATGACCCAAGAGATATATCTATGTTATGTGAGAATGTGACAATCCCCGGACGTAATGTTACAACCCTAGATTACATTGCTGAAAAACAAGCAGTTAAAGTTCCTTATACATTTATTAACGAAGATGTGCAATGTACATTTCTATTAACCAATGATTATTATATGAAAACATTATTTGATAATTGGTTAGAACAAGTTTTTGATACGGATAAGTATCACGCAAAATATAAATCAGAATTTACTTCAGATGTTGTAATACAGCAACTGAATGAAAAAGATATTCCCGTATATGGTATTAGGTTAGAGAATGCCTTTCCTACTACTGTAGCCGGAATTACACTGGACAACAATAGTGAAAATGCTGCCCAGAAAATGACCGTGACATTTAGTTACGATAACTACGTGCCCGAAGGCCCCCTATCTTCTACCCTATCTGGGTTTAGAAGTGCATTAGGTGCCCTCGGTATATAATATTAGGAGAATATAATGGCATTACCAAAAATGAATGTGCCTCGGTATCAGGTAAACTTACCTTCTACTGGAGCAGTATTAAATATGAGACCATATTTGGTAAAAGAAGAAAAGGTACTGATGATTGCCTTGGAGTCAAACGACCCCGTACAAATAACTGCTGCAGTTAGAGATGTCATCAAATCTTGTTATGAATTGGATACATTAGATAACTTAACAGTATTTGATATCGAAATGTTGTTTTTACAACTGAGAGCCAAATCTGTTGGTGAAGAAATGAATATCCAAGTAAAGTGCAAGGAAAAGGAATGTGAGTCAATGAATCCTATTTCTATAAACATTGATGATATTAGTATTTCAAAACCTGAAAAGGAAATTAATGATACTATTATTCTTGATGAGAAACAGGGTGTTGGGGTAAAAATGAAATACCCATCCGTTGACGTTATTGGAAAAATTGATCCAGAAAAATTTAATTCTGTTGAAGGAATTATGGACTTAATTATTGAATGTATTGATACAATCTTTGATGAAGATAATGTGTTCGATGCAAAGAATGAAACCAGAAGTGATTTGGCGGAATTCATTGAGAGTTTAAGTTCAGAACAGTTTAAATTAGTTCAGGCATTTTTCCAGGATACTCCAGCAGTATCATACTATACAGAATTTACATGCAATAAATGTAGTACTGTGAATGAGGTTGAACTGAAAGGACTGAATAGTTTTTTTTCATAGGCCTCTCGCATGAAAGTTTGGAGAATTTTTACCAAACTAATTTTGCATTAATGCAACATCATGGATATAGGTTGAATGAATTAGAAGGTATGATACCATGGGAGAGGCAAATATATGTTGCCCTTTTAAAACAACATATAGAGGAAGAAAATTTAAAACATAAATCCAAAACGGGTTATAGAGGTATGTAATGGAAGAAGAAATTAAAGCAAGTGGTCATCACCCTGCCGATACTAATGGTGATGGTAAAGTTTCTAAAGCAGAACAAGAAATGTACTTGGAATTTAAAAGAAAGGAACGCGACGACCAAGATGCGATGAGAGATGCTCAGAGAAAGATGGCATGGTTCGCCTTAGGCGGCATGTTATTATATCCATTTGCTGTAGTAGTTGCATCCCTTGTAGGTCTTGATCAGGCACAGAAAACACTAGGGGACATGGCACCAACATATTTTGTTGCAGTTGCAGGTATTGTAGCAGCATTCTTTGGAGCCCAAGCCTTTACTAAAAAATAGGTATAAGAAATGGAAGATAATCCTACACCACCAAATAAAGAAGAATCTAGTTTAGCCCAACTTGTAGAACTCATGACTGAGAATAATCGTGCGACTAGCGAGATCGAGCGTGATGGTAGAAATACAAGAAGACACCTATTGGAGATGAAGAAGATCCAACAGGCCTCGTTGGAAATGAGTGATAGAGTCAATGTAGGATTTGATAATTTCTTTGAAACAATGAACGCCAATAAACTTGGCGACCAAGAAAAGGCAAATGAACGAGCCAGTATCTTTGAAGAGATACGTGATGAATTGAAGGCAATGAGAGCATCAGGTATACCACAGAAGGATGGTGGGTCTAGTAGTTCATCTGGTGGTGGCGGAAGTGGTATAGGCAGTTTACTTAAAGGTGCTGGTACTGGTATAGGTATTGCAGCTGCAGGTATAGCAGCCGTATTCGCATCAAGTTCTTTCTTACTTGATACATTAGAAAATATGGATGGCAAAAAGATTGTTGCCAATGTCAAAGACCTATTAGAAATTGCAAATTTGCCTGGAGAGAAAGGAGATTCTCTAAGGGTAATGGGCACCTTAGGCGCCATTGGTATTGGTCTGGCCGCATTTGGTATAGGTGCATTCTTTGCCAAGGCCGCATCAGATGATACCGCAAAGGAAGTTAAGAAGGCAGTACAAACATATTTAAGTATTAGTGATTTACCAGGCGAAGAAGGTGATTCGGCCAGAGTAATGGGAACATTAAGTGCCCTAGGTATTGGATTGGCGGCATTCGGAGTTGGGTCTTTCTTTGCAAAGGCAGCAAGTGCAGATGATGCTCAGACTGTAAAAGACTCGGTCGCAACACTACTTTCTATTCAGAATGATCCAAATATAGGTGGAGGTAAAGTAGTATCAGATGATTTAACTGCTTTATCGGGCGGCCTATTTAAGTTTGGTGTAGGCGCTTTCTTTGCAAAAGGTTCACACGAAGGCCAAGGTGAGGCCATAAGAGATACTGTTGGTCACTTACTTTCTATTGCAGAAGATCCTAATGCAACAGGTGAGGGAGTTGCTACTGCAGTAGGAACATTAGGAGCACTGGGTACAGGTCTTGCAGCATTTGGAGTAGGATCATTCTTTGCTGGACTGGGTGATGCAGTAATGAGCGGTGAGGGTATTCGTAATGAAGTTGCTGAATTACTTGCAATAGGTGGTCTTGGCAATATAGACAAGATTGATAAAACGGTACTTGCACTAGGAGCATTAGGTACTGGACTTGCGGCATTCGGCACTGGTTCATTCGTAGGTTCTCTTGCAGGTGCAGCTGGAGCGGCCCTAGACTTTTTAAGTGGTAGTAAATCACCTATAGACCAGGCATTACAACTTGGAGAAAAATCTGCATTAATTAATTCTGGGGTGAATTCACTAACAATGTTTAGAGAAGAACTAGACAAGTTTGGTAATTTAGGTAAAGTTTCAGGCGATTTAGGCCTAGAAGAAATGAGCGAAGATTTATTAAAGGCATCCAAGTTAATAAGAATTGCAGTTGAGGGTGGTACAGATTTTCGTGGTATTAATACCGAATATAAAGGTCTTGCAAATATAGAAGGAGTTGATGAGGCAGTTGCATCTATTAATAAATTAAAGGGTGCACTCAGTTTAGAAATCAGTGATGGTACTTCTATTGGTACAAATGAAAATACAACAGGCGTTGGTATAATGAATGTATCAGCAGAAAATGTAGACCTTAGGGCAGTAAATTCTCAAGCCCCTGCTGCAAGTAATGTGGCAGTTCAAACAGATAATTCAACAACTAGAGGTGGAGATACTATTATGATGGCTCCTCCTAAACCTAGTAAAACAAGAGAGCAAGTAGCCAGTAGATAAAAAAAGAGGGCCCGAAGGCCCTCAAAAAAGGTTATTGCTTTTTATTATTATGACTCCTTAGCCAATTTAGCGAAGTATGATAATGTATCATCTTCATCACTTGCAGCTGGTTCTTCCATAACAGGAGCGGCTGTAGCCGTTGCTGCCATAGGAGTTGTTTCAACTACATTCATTTCTGGCATTTCCATAGAAGGAGCGCCTGCATCGATACCTAAAACTTTATTCATTTTAGATTTCAATTCATCATATGATTTATAATTAGAAGGGTCAAGGAAGTCCTGTAGTGAATACAGTTTATCATATACTACTTCTAATCTTTCTTCATCACCATCATATAGTGCAGACTGATTTGAAAACTCTGATTTATCATAGTTCACCCATCCTTCTACTTTACGGATCTTAATTTTAAATTCCGCACCTTCCCAGAAATCATAAGGGTTGATAGGATCTTCGTCTTCGAATGCAGGTTGCATTGATTCCATAATCTTATCAAAGATTTTCTTACCAAACTTGTATAAGAATACCTTTCCTTCGTTTTCCGGATTACTTGGATCAGAAACAACGAGCACATTACTTACATAATGTAAACGTCTTTTTCTTTCTCTCGCAATCGCTTTATCTTCGTCACGGCCAGAGTTCCACAGAACAGAGTTCATCTCTGATACTGGATCATCTTGTCCAATAGAAGTTAAAGAGTTTTCGATATACCATAGACCAGTAGGGCCCTTAAAACCATGATCCCAATATCTTACCCATGGAAGGTCTTCACCCTCTTTGGCAGGTAAGAAACGAATCACAGCATAACCGTTTCCTGCTTTATCTCTGGTAGGTTTCCAGAATCTGTCATCCCCATAGGAACTTGATTCTGTTTTAGTAGAAACTGCTTCTGCAGCCTTAACGAGTTTGTCGATTGACGAGCCTCGGGTGCTCTTTAAATTTGCAAATGACATTTTATATCTCCGTATTGCGTTGTATTACGACTCTAGTGTAGTCGTTTCTGTTGTATTTCACTTTATTCATAATTATATGTATATTATACATCAAACAAACACATTTGTCAACAACTTCATGCATTTATCTTTCGTATAATTTACGAAGGGTTTATATTTATTGATTCTCCTTTTTAAATCAGGCCATATAATGGTATCTGATATTTTATCGGATTCACGTTCTATAAACCCCAGTATGGAATCAAGAATCACTACAGTTTCTAAACTGATTTCATCCTGAAGCCATAACTTGATGACCAAGGGTAGTTGTCCGTGATAACTCTTAAAGAGCTCATCGAACTTCCTTTCTTGTTCACCTAGTTTATTTATATCAATTGAAAACACACGATGTATGCTTTCTTGAATTCTTTTATAGTTTGTATAATGTTTATCTGCCTCTTCATCCATCATATCGCCAACATATGATTCTGTGTTAACGAATTGTGATATGTAGAAGTCCTTTAAATTTCCATTATACTTCTTTGCCAATTTAGCAAAGAAATACTTATCCTTTCTTTTAAAAAAGGACTGTGGTGTAACATTGGATTTATAATTATACTTTACCGCATCATACCCGTCGGTTTCAAAATGCAATTTTAATGCATTATATAATTTATAAGATTCAAATGGATCCATCATACCGGCAACTTATTTGTCTGTTTTGTCCTAAGTAAATTTAAATCAATGGCCTCTGCCTCGATTTTCTGTTTAAGAGAATCAGATAATAGCCTGTTCAGACTTTTAAAATCCATTCCTCTTTCTTCTATAATGTAAGCAGCTGCCTCAATATAGGACAACCCCTTACTTTCTGAAACAAGACTCTCTACCGCAGTAGAGAACCTTTTCCTTGTCATAATTTTTTGCTCAATCATGCCTTCCTTATATTACCCTAAGTAGTATACAGTCTTTGTTTATTCGACCGTTTGGACTACCTATCTTCGTTGTTAATTTATCCCAAATTCTTTTATCAATTTGTTTGGGGGTGAATTTCAACACATCTGGTAATACATCTTCAGGTTTTCTTAATTTAGCGCCCTTTGATAATTTTTCATCAAAGTTATAAAGTGTAGTACCTCTTACCTCAAACCCTTTAGTAGCAGTACTGACATAATGAGCAAGTGACCTGTATTTTACATTATATACAAGTAAGTGTTCTTTGCCTGGTATTAGTACAGGATTAATAGAGGTTACTTTTGATTCGATGTCTTCTTGCATGTATTTTAAACCTGCAACTTGAGCATCTGTTGATTTTGGTTTCTTAGCTCTTGGCATTCTTACTGCCTTGAAACTATCTTTTAATTTATCAAGATCGGAGAAGACATTATCCATTAGGTTCAACATCTTCTTTTGTCTTCGTCTTGTGATATGGGAATATGCCTCTACGGCTTGGTCACAATTATTGTTGTAAGCGTCAGAAATTACATCATATTCCATTTGTACTTTTTCTTTAAAGGCATTAATCACATTACCTTTCAGACCGTGTTTCTTCCATAATTCATAAACATTAAAGTCTGGTTTAAAGTTTCCATCCATCCAACTATCGATTACCATTTCATCCCAATCAGCATGAATAGTTTCCATCATGTTCATATATGCCCTTTGTGCAGGACTGATGACAGGTGGAGCATTCTTTTTAATTTCTTTCTTTTCTTTTAGTAGCTCTTTACCTTTTTCGACTTTGGATTTTAATTCTGTAAGTACTCGTTCTTGTAATGCCTCTTCATGGTTCCATCCACGAAAATGTAATCGGGCGACTGCGCCACATCCTTGCTGTATTTCCCAGTCCCTTAATGCCTTAATTGCATCAATTGACTTTTTATCAAACTTACATACTTCTTCTGCATAACGAATAATAAAAGGAATATAATCTTTTGCCTTATAAAAGTAGTTATACCAATGGGCACCTTTTGTCCATGCAATATTTCGTTCACCCTGGTCAGTTGGGGGTGGATTATCCTCATCCCACCATGGCTCTGGGCCTAAATACTTATCTTCAATAGTGACACGATTCTTCCTGCCCTTAACTCTTTTCTTTTCTAATGCTTTACTTACCATAATTACTCCTTAATTGATATGGATATATTATACCACGCTTTTTAATAAAAGTAAACCCCCTGATGGCATTCGTGTGATAAGGAGTTGAAGGGGCCATCAGAGGGTTTACAAACTTAAAGTGCAGGATTAGAGGGGTACTCCTTAATCCCCATTACATAATTCTCTGCTGCACTCTCGGAGTAGGCTTCAGATTTAGTAGGATACCATTCAATGCCTAGCACGTTGTTATCAATACTGTAGCGTACTCCAAAATAGTTATTTTCCATAAGACCGACTGTTCTTACTACATCGGCCTTTCGGTTCTTTTCAAAGTAGGAACTAAGTTCCATATACTTCATTTGTCCATCGCTCATGTGTTATCTCCGTCACGATATGTTGTTTTTGATTTGTCAAACGGTTGACTTTCTGGATAAAATAGTTTATATAATAAACCACCTTTTTCCCAAATTAATGGGATATGTTTCTTTGCGTCTTTCTCAAAGGTCATATGTATTCCAATATATGACAGTATTAAGACTACAAACATAATTGCATAAGCACTTAATGTTTCTAGCATATGTATTCTCCCGATAACTCATCATACGAGCTACCTGATTGTAATATTTCTACCAGTTCTTTTCTTTTACTGGCCCATAGTTTCTTAAAGTCTGGGTTAGTGGCTTTCTCTTCGGCCTTAGTTAGTGCGTTTAGCCTTTTCATGGCTAGTTCCATGGACATCATCCTAAAAACTTCCCTGTCTTGATATCACATCCGGCATCATCGACAATTGGCATGTCCATAATTTTATGGTACAGCTTTCTGACTTCTTCACCCAATTGCATATTGTTGGGATAATCTTTTACCAATTTTTCTATAACATCTAAACTGACACTGTCAATTTTAGTATTCATCTTGTGACCTCATAGATTGGTATGTTTCCATGTAAGAGGTTCCAGCAAGATAGTCTTGGGTCTCCCTCTCGGTATAATAGAGGTTATCTTCTGAGAAGGCCTCTAAACTTTTAGGCGCTTGATGTTCTGCCTTTTTAACTGATTTGGTTAACTTCTTATGAAGTTTCATTTCGGCCTTGATTGCCGCCTTACGATTGGCAACATCGTTTATTGCCTTTTTAATTTGGGCCTTTTCTGCGGCCGCTTTGATTAGTTTTAATCTATCCATAAAATAACTCCTTATCATTAAATTATATGTATATTATATCACATACTTTTATATTTGTCAACACTTTTTTAAAAAAAGTTTAATAAATTATGTATGTTTTTATCATTAAGTCTATTATCAAATATAGTTTGTATAGACCTCTCCCAATTCTCCAATGAATGTTTTTCCCTAGTCATATCGGCAATCTCTGCTCGATCTAGCACTTGTAGTGAATCTACTGCTTCTTTAAATTCATCGGAACTACACTTATTTGATAACTTCACATAATGCGTACTACTAGCTGGAATGCATTCGCTCGCATGATTCATAGTTTTATCACATAATAGTATAATAGGTAATCCTTGAGATAACGCCTCTAGCGAGGTGATACCGTACGATTCATCGGGGCAAGTTGAGCAATAAACAGATGCCTTACTTATTTCTTTTATTACTTGGGTGTGGGGTAAGTCCCATATTGTTGTTTGGGGTGGTGACCAATTAAGGTTATTCTGGTAGTAATCTAACTCCTTTTGCATGCTAGATTCGTTAGGTGCAGTTGTTATAACTAAACTAGAAAGGTTATCCTTACTCTTGTTATGTAATAAAAACGGCTTTTTCCATGTTGAACACCTACCTATTGTGGCCACATCATATTTAATATCCGATACATTATTGGTATTTGAAACGTATGATGGGTTAATATACCCTTTAATCTCAAATGGATGATTTAATCTTTTTGAGTGTTTATTCCAGAAATTATATTGATGTTCACTTACAAAGTAAATATGATGTCCTTCATCTGTTAACATTTGAAGTGCTGGTAAACTGCTTAAAAGTGTAATACCCTTTTCTATTCCTATATGAAAAATAGCAACAATTGGAATACCATGTCGTAGCATTCCTCTGGTTAATTCAATACTGTTTAGAAAAATTAGGTCTGGGTTATATTTGGCAATTGCTTCTGCCATAATTTGTTTACGATTCTTTCCATTAAATTTGGAATGACCTAAAGGTAGACGCACGGGTATCACATCAAAGTTATTATTAACATCTGATATAAATTTTTCTATGCCACCGGTTACTTTATCTTCCGATAAATTAAAACCTCGATCTGCCTTATAGGGCATTAATATTTTCATGCTATATCTTGTACGGTTATTTTATATTTTTTACCGTCTTCGTCTACCACTATCATTTCTTGTTTATGATTGGATACATATCCACGTGGGGGTGGAATTTCTTTTGGATTAGAACATGAGGCAAGAAGCCCTACACTGGACATTGCCTCGGTGTTGAGTGCTGGTACTATTACCGACCATGCGATATAAGGTGCTCTTGAATTCACTATGCCGCCTCCTTTAAATGTTTACAAGTCCCTCTAAATTTAAACCCAGGGCAAGTACATTTACCATTTTTAATATAGTATGTATTCCCCTTGGATCCCTTTACTGGTGTGCCTGAATTGCCATTATCAATGACACGAAGTTCCTTAAACTTTCTACGTGCTGTAGAAAATTGTTTCATAGGTGTTTTAAATACCTTATCGTTGTGTTGAACAAGATGACCATGCTCATTAACATAATATATGCCATTGGCAATTTTTAAATCACCCCAGTCGGTTATTTCTTGTAGAACCCTAATCATTTAACCCACACGTGGTTATAACGAGAGGGAAGATTTTCGCAAGTAAAGTGGTCGTCCTTATGAAAGTTAATAACCTTAACACACTCGCCAGTTGAATGGCTCATTTGAACCTCGGGTATTGAAAACCCAAGATGTAAACCATATCCGAATAGTACTCCTAAAATAGTACCGTATAAAATTCCTTTTAGTTTATTCTTCATTACGCTGCCTCCTTGGCATCTAACCATTCTTTAAGTTCGTTATTACTATCGACAATGTCGCCGTCTTCCAAGAGGAATGAAACGGAATAGTCACTCCTTTCTTGGGCCAAACCACAAGTCCAGGCCTCGGTCTTTTCAAGGATTTCTTTCCTCATCCAACCATTGTCTCTGTTGTCAGTGACCTTGAGAGCCTTCCATGACCCACCACCTGGCTTGTCATCAAACCAAAGTTCGGTAATTGTTTCCCACTCTGGAATACATGCCTCACCTATAGTGTCATACACTTGGAAGTCAATAATGTATTCCTCACAGCCGCCATTCGTGTCGGCCATAGTCATTTGAATTAGGGGACGAACCTGAGCCACGATTGTAGCTACTTCGTTCTCCGTAATACCGTCATTGAGGGTATTGACGACATAGGTGGAACCACCTTTGAACTTCATGTATGGGTTTAAAGAATCCCCATAGTTTTCCATATACTGGGTATTAATAACAATCTTTTTCATAATTTAACTCCTTATCACTTAATTATGGTACTATTATAACCTATCTAGCACCATTTGTCAACACTTTTTTTTAAAAAGTTTCATAAATGTTACAAAGTTGTAACACAAATGTAACATTATAATCCCAACCAATGCTTTTTATAAAGTTTAAGCTCTAGAGCGTGTGCTTGTCGCTCCCATGGTTGCCATTCGTATGCACACTTTTTCCAATTTCTTCCTTTCCATGCAAACGATGCATCAAGTTCTTTTCTGAAATATTGTTTTGCATGAACCAATTCGTGGGCTAAGGTTATCAATTGCTGATGCCATTCTATACTACGATTAATTTCAATGTCGCATTCGTCGGTATCACCTACGGCCCAGCCCCAGGCATCATCTTCTAGTCTTGATTTATATTTGATTGTTATATCTCGATTCAACCTGTGTATTTTAAGGTCTTTACAGATGTCCCAAACATAATCATATACGTCATTCTTATGTTTGATGTGGGAAGTAATGACAATGTCTAGCATGTTTTTAACCAAGCAAGGAAAACAGTTTTTGCATCTTGTTTGGTTATATCCATATTGTCTATTAACCAACGGGGTGCACCAAACATGTTCATTGCACCACTATCACGTAGTGCATCCAAGATTGGGAAAAAATCTTTGATTTCGGTATCTGTCATAATTAAACTCCTTATCATTTAATATAGGTATATTATATCATGCTCAACCAGTTTGTCAACACATTTATTAAAAATAATTGTATTTTTTTAGAATATTTTGGAATAACGTTATAACTTAGGAGAATAAATGGTTATAAGTTCGTCTTTGCCTTTTACCTTTATGTTACCAATTTCTTCACACTTATACTGTTCAGGTAACTGGTCTCGGGTGAATGATGATATGATTGTCTTATATTCTACATACTCGTGCCGAGCGGCAGTGGCCTCGAGACGGGCTGCAAGGTTGACTGCATCTCCAATGACTGAGTAATCGAATCTGGATTCAGAACCCATGTTACCAACAATGCAATCGCCGGTGTTAATGCCAGTACCGACATTAATATCAGGAAGACCTCTTGCCTTATATATTTCTTTAAGTTCATTTGTTTTAGCCTCTATTTCTATTGATGATTTAACGGCCATCTCAGCATGATTCTCACATGGGATAGGGGCATTCCAGAATGCCATAATACAATCTCCCATATACTTATCTATTGTTCCGCCGTTATTAAGTATGATTTTTGTCATGGAATCTAAGAATTCGTTGACCAATTCTACCAATCCTTCGGGATCGTCGTTATTCTTATAGTGCTCACTGATGGGGGTGAACCCACAGATATCCATAAATAAGAACGACATCTCTTTTCTTTCACCTCCAAGTGCTAGTAGTGAAGGATCCTTCTGTAACATATAAACCATATCAGGTGATAGATAGGTTCCGAACTGTTTCTTAATTTGTTGTCTGAGTGCAAACTGTTTATAGAAATTATTAAACGATGCTGAAGTGAACGAAAGTATATATAATATTAGTGAATAACTAAGGTCAAGGAGATATCCAAATTCGTTCCAGAAAAACAATGCGCCGTAGGATGATAACCCAACAACGGCAAAGAAGATTAAACCACTACTCCAAATCGGAAGATAATAAACTGCTCCTACGATCAATAAAGCCCCAATCAGAGATAGACCAATCTCCACAATATCAGCCCAAAGAGGACGGGTTATCTGATCCCCATTTATTATCGTCTGAATCGCAGATGCTTGAATCTGATGAGCCGATTTTAATCCTTGAGAAGTTGGAATCTGAGATGCAAGACCTTTTGCAGTTAGACCCACAAGTACAGTCTTACCCTGTAGATTCGGAAGAGGATCAGAAGTATATTCTATATCCTGAAAATGGTATCTAGGATTAATCCAGATCGAGCCATTCACATCAGTTGATATTCTGAAAGGTCGCAATATGATTTCTTCTAACCCTACTTCGTTAACCTTTACCGTATAAGATATTTTCTCGTTTAACACTCGTATCATTTCTAGTGCAAATGATGGATATAATTCTTCATTTATTTGAGAGATTAGAGGTATTCGTCTTACCACTCCATCAACTTCTGGCATAGCGTTGATTAATCCATGGCCCCAGGCACCTTCTTCTATTTCAGATATATTTGTTACAAGTCCATTATATCGAATTACATGGTTTAAAGGATCTCCACTACCAAATACAGCAGTACCTACATAGGGAGCCTTTGAACTTCTCCCACTATTATCTGCATCTTGTGAGAGTATAATCCCATTATCTTTTACCCATGACGCAAAGACTTCATCCCCACCAAACCTATCTGCCTCTGGAAACATAATAGTAAACCCTATCATACCTGCATTGGCATTTCTTAAATCGGATATTAATTGTGCATACTGCTGACGAGGAAAGGGATACTGGCCAAATTCTCCAAGGGATTCTTCTCCAATATTTAAGAGAACAACTTGGTCTGAATGTTTTTCTGGTAGTGTGTTTATATATTGATCAAAGACTGTTAGTCTGATCTGTTGTAAGAATTCAGGATCATTTATTCTTACAAAAAGAATACATGCTATTAGAACTATTGTAGTCCATATCGAAGTAATATATTTCATGCGTATACGTCTATATATAAGCCTTTAGGAATACCCCACCCATATTTAAGACGAAGAAATCTTTGATAAGAATTCATCAGCTAAATCTTCTTTGAATGTATTTAAAGATTGCGTATATACTTAACCCGTAGAAGGCCAAGACACTCATCGGTAATGCAATATATGCCAACTCCCATGGAGTTAAGAATAATACTTGCCATGTAAAATCAGCAACTGCCTGGGCGTCACTTATTTCTGCCATTTCTAATTCGCCACTTAGGTCTATTTCGTATTCATTTACAAAATCATACCACTGTTCGTCTGTCATGCAAATCATATCTTCTGGGCATTTAAATTCTTCCATTATTAATTACCTTGCTCGACTGTTGTAGAACAACCACCTACTGTCATACAGTTAATGCTAATACTATATGTTTGTGTTGTAGTTCCTAATTGTTTTAATGTTAAGTCGGTACCATATAACCCATCAAGTGTTACATTTGCACTGTGAGTTGCATTGGCACCTTTCTGCCGAATGAATACATCATTATAGTCGTTATATATTGTAAGGTCTATATTTTTTGCACCATTACTTTGTTGCTTTATTTGAACATCGTTATAATCACCAGCCAAGTGTAAATCAAAATCATGTCCATCTAATGCACCTGTTTGGTTTGTTTGTTGAACTGCTAATTCATTATAGTCGCCATACATGGTTATATCAATCTCATGGCCACCACCTTCGTAATTATCATAGTACCATGTTAAATCAGTATCAGAATCAAGTGTAGTCCAAGCAATACCTTGACCGAGTTTCATTTTATTACCTGTTCCACTCACTTCATCGAATGTGATTGTGTTAGGATTAGAACCAGTGCTTGTATTCACTTGAACCAAGTACATACCAAGGCTTGATGCATTAATATATGAATTACCATCTAACATTGTAATTTCGTTATCATATCCAATCTGATCAACACCTAACTGTAAATTATCTCCAGATTGTTCTAACGAGATTATATTATCATCAGCAAATATTTGTGCTGTAAAGAATAATAATATAATTAATATGCCTAAATGTGTTCCTGTTACTTTCATTTAATTCACCTGATTAATATAAATGAGGATATCTTCTCCCTCATTCCCTGTTATGATACCTTCCCAAGTTGGTGTTATGGAGTCCACTGTAAAATTACCACCAGCTCCAATTTTAATTCTTATTTTACCATTCACATTTCTATATAGAACCAATGCGCCGTCTTCTAAGAATACATTAAATTGGGATTCATCATTGAACCCCTTTGCTGCGCCCTTAATATTAAATTCACCTAAGGTATCAAATAAATCGGAAGAATCAATAATATCTAAAACGTCAACTAAAAAATCGACATTTAATTCATCAATATCAAGTTCGTTAAAATCTAAGTCTTCTTCTGTTTCTTCTAATTCATCCTTTTCTAATTCATCAAATTCTAAAAAGTCAATATCAAGAAGACCTTTATCCTGTTCTGCATCATCCGCCATTTCTTCTTTTATTTGATCTTCAACCTCAGGCGGAGGTGCAACAATAAACATATTGTCAATTAAAGCTGGTGTGATACCATTAACGACAACTGTTTGTGTTGGTGATTGGTCTAGTGAAGATACCATTGTGGCCGCATAGGCCTGAGTTAAGGTAACCTCGCCTCCTTCATTTGAAACTACTATTTCTCCCGAAGGGTCACCATTATCATCTGGTAATAATATAATAAGCGATCTGCCCAATTCATCTACGGTAGTAGTAAAATCTGTTCCCCTAACAGCAATCGATGCAGTAGGGGTTGAGATGTCTATATTGGCTTTATTTACTAAACCCAATCTACCAGATGCAAATCTAGCTGTACCCATTGTAAACTTCATACTCATTTTTGAGAGTGAAGGATCCGGGTCATAATATATTTCGTCTATTAATACCTCTGAATGCTCTTTTAAGGCCAGTTCTGCCTTATCTAAGAATTCAATTAATATTCTTCCGTTTCCAGTTTTCGCCTCATCATATAACTGTACAGGTATTTTTTGGCCAGTAACAGTTATCTGCTCGTTATTTCTAACGATCTGGCCAACACCAGTTGACTCTACTATATCACCAATGGAATCAGCTTTAACCCCACTGGCGAATAGTAAAAAACTAACTATCGTTAGCTTTGTCTGTCTGATTAATTTGGACTGTAGCATTGTCAGATGTAATATCTAAATTGATAATTGCATTAGGTGTTGCACAAGGCGAACCTCCAACACAAGTACCACTTAACTGATTAATATCAATATCTCCGCCGTCGCCATTCCATTCTACTGTTATAGTATGTTCACCATCCTTTTGGAGAGTATTAACATTATTACTATCTCCAGTAATATCAAAGTTCCAAGTAGCATCATCAGATTCAAAATCCAAATCGAATACATTAGAATTACCTAATAATATTAAATCTGCATCCAATCTTTCAGCACTTACTACGGCACCTTGATCAATATCAAATGTGTTTGAATCACCGGTCACTGCAAAGTTATAATTTGAAGTATCAGAACTTCCAGTTACTCCAACACTCCAATCTACTTCGTTAGAATCACCAGTCAGATTAAATGTTAAACTGGATGAATCAAGTGTTAAAGGCCCATAAATCAAGTTTTGGTTACCAATCATGTCAAGATTAAATGTTAAACTAGAACCTGTAATTACCATATCACTAGGTGACGATGAAAAGTCATTACCACCAATTTTGTTACCATATCCCACTTGATCAATATATAGAGTCAAAGTGTCACCACTCTGTTCTATCATGATTTCATTATCATCTGCATCAGCGAAAACTGATGAACTCGCCATAGATATTAAGAACAATAAACTAATCTTTTTCTTCATCATTTTCGTTATCCTCTTTTAATGAGTGCCTTGCATTCGCTCCGTTAGACTGATGCGGATGCCTGTGGCCCTCGGTTAAGTCCCAGAAGTTACGGTCATGCCCCTGGTATATTAATTCAAGTACAGCAGCCTCAATGGCAGACCGTACTGCGTATGTCACTGACTCATTATTTCCCACTCCGTCTTCATATTCAATTAATTGGGTGCCTTGCTCTATAAACCTGAACACATCACCCCCACCACCATAAGAAAGTACCGATTTCTTGGCTTGAACGTTTAATAATATTTCACCCGTTAGTACCGATACTGCTCTTACAGAAACCGTTACAACGTCTTTACGATACATTTTACTAAACCCGATACCAAGTGTTCGTGCTCCACGGCCACCAGTTTCGGTATTAGTATCATACCCAATAATACCACCCTCTATAATCATTCCTGCGAATAAGAGTGGTCCCACACCTTTAGCGTCTACACCTGATGCTTTTGCTACATCTTGTCGTGTCGACCTTACTATTTGTCTTTCTCTGACTAGGTTATCAATACCTTGCCTTTCTACTACTCTAAACCAGGTGCCTCCACCTGCAGTTTTTAGAGCATCTATTAATAATTCTGTACCACCTTGGGTAACTGCAGTAGAAAATGATGCAATATTATCTACTGATTTTCTTTGACCTGTTTTATCAATAAAACTATATACTGCAACTACTGGTCTTTCCTTAGCAGGTGGAAGATTTAATAAGTCCACATATGCTGGTAACCTAACTGCAGTTGGTTCATCCACACAGATATACTTTCTGGACATAGTCTTCTGTATACCCATTTGAAGATGTCGATTAAAACCTTCATCATACTTGCCAGCCAAATCGTTACAGTCTTTCGGATCGGGACTCCATTGCGGTATAGATGCACAACCAGTTAAAATACTTAAAAATATGATTCCAATATACTTAGCCATCCGAGTCTTGCCCGAAGTTACCTGTGCCTACAGGAATCTCAATTATAGTTTCTGTTCCCTCAGAATCTACTATTGTCATTTTAATATATTCTGAACCATCCTCATTGGTAAGTACTTCGTATGTTACCACACTGCCTTCCAATGTAAATGAACCATATCTTACTGAGCCATCATTACTAAACATGGATTCAACCATCTGTTTGGCCATTTGAGCATAAATTCTGCTCTCCAAGTTTCGTATAAACTTAGCAAGTGTTGTATTATTTTCTTCTCTTTCGGCTGCCTTTCTAGCGGCCTCTAAGGCATCTTCTATTGCCTTTTTACGGGAATGTTCTTGATTCTCAATTGTTAAATAATGAGCTCCAGTACCTTGTCCACTAAAAGATGGATTTTTAAACCCAAATTTTATTTCATCTGCAAAAGCAGCAGGCGACATAAATAAAAATGTTATAATACATCCAAAAATAAATGCATGAAATAAATCCCATCTATCCCAAATTCTAGGGCCTACAGCGCTCTTTAATAATTCCCATTCTCTGTTATTCGCGTTTCTTTTTTTCATTTTCCTTATATTCCAAAACCACATTGACCTTTTGCTGCAATCTTATTAAATCCTGATCGAGCATTCTTGTTTGGTCAATAACTCTAATTAATGCCATATGCATCTTCTCTATTTCAGGTTCTATTACATCTGAAATAAAACACCAAATATAATATAGAAAGTAGCCAAAACCAACACATGCAACAATTGGGAATCCATAATCTGAAATACCGTTTACCAATTGATCCATATTATTCTCCTAAATAAATAATAAACTTATGAAAAATCCCACATTCAGTCCTAATGAACACATTAGAATAAAGTCTCTAGTAAATGAATATTCAACCATTTCGACTTCGTCTACCATTAGTCACGTCTCACATCAACTTTACCATCTTCAACAAAGTTTTCTGCACGTGCAACTCTTTCTATATCTGGCCTCAATTCAAGCGCACTACTGACTAACATATCAATTTTAATCATTTCATTCGCCATAGTTCTTGCTCTATTTTCCAATGACTCACAAAACAGTGTAAGGGTTCTAATCTGCCCGACTAGCCCTTCTAAAATTTGTTTTATAATTAGGAAAATAAAGACGCCCATAGCGAGTGCTCCCGCAATAGGAGCACCGACTTGAGCAATTAATTCAAAGATTTCGGCCATACTTTTATTTATATAGGTATGACCTTAAGAAAGTGTAAATTAGTTCGTAAAGGCTATTTTAACAACCTTAAAACCAGAACCACCCTCTAACGTATGTGCTGGGGCCTTTTGCATATTTAAGCATTCATACTGCTTTAGTGTAACTGTACCTACTACTGTTGATCCATCTTTAAGAGTGACCAATCCAGCATTACCAGAGTTATATACTCTAACCAAGGTAGCATTACCTACACTAGTTGCAGAAGCTAAATTTGTTTCAGATCCCAAAAGTTCGACTGAGTCAGCCATATTTCTTCTCCATTTCTTCTTTAGTTATATTCCAATCAGTGTATCTGAAAAGACCTTTCTTTTCGTAACACCAATACCATCCTTTTTCAGTTTGAGGTTCGTCGGTATGATAATAATTTATACCGCCTCTAGTCTCGACATAAGTCTTTCCGCTCGATTTGTCACTTGTTTGTACCATCTTGAATCACGACCTTCTACAGCCGCCTCCTTCCAATCACCACATTGCAGCGCTGCGTTGTGGTTCTTAAATTTGCTCAAGCGCGTGAGTCCCATATTAAACATCATATTTGCAACGATTTGTTTCACCTCTTGTGGGTAACCGTCCCAACCATCATGTAATTTTTTACAATCTTTGATAACTGTTTCTACATCCTTGGCAAAACATTCAATGACTCTATCCTCTGCCACTGGAGTACCGACCTCCATCCCATGTTCTGGGTCTCCTTCCAGTACCAAGTGTCCAATGCCAAATGTAGCATAACCGAGGTGATCATTATAAATTTCATTTACTTGTCCCTCATCTATAATAAGTTGTTCTCTTAATTGATCAACGTCAATATCTTTGTCTCTATTAAAAAACATATTAATCCTCTAAATAATATCTTATATACGCCTTAAGATGCGTAAGTTTATTTAATTCTGTATTATATACAGCGCCCCAAATCCATAGTTTATCATTTAATGAAGTATCTGTATATGGTAATGCCATATCCGGATTTTTAGTATTAATCCAGTTTGAAACAGTATCGTGACTTGCATAAAAATAAACATCAATATTACTATTTATTTTTTTCTCTGTATTATATATAACTGCAAAGAAATGATTACCACAAACTGGTATTAACTTTTCTATTTTCGTAGCAATGTCTGAGTGAACTCTGTGCATTTCAACGAATGGTAATACAGCCTTCATTGCAACAGAGTTAGTGACCTTGTCGAATTTTAAACCGTACCATGGCAAATATGTTTCATAGGGTAGACCATATTGAGTAATTAATTCTTCGCTTGGAGAATTCTGTTCATAAAAAGAAATACTATTATTGACATACGGCGCTCTCAAAGGAGTAAACTCTGATACTAAATTAATATTCCGTGTCCTGTAATCAGGAACAAATCCGTCCCATCCTGCTTCTAATTTATCTACTATAGAAGACCCTTCATCTGTTGAGATAGAAATATCTTGTCTGGCTAATTCCCCAGCCATATATACATCATCTCTCCATACCTTTCCTAAATTTGCAAAAGTATAGTCCATGTGGGTCTTACCTTGACCTATAGCCATTTCATAATCTGCCAAAACTGATCTTTGACTTTTATCAAAGTCTAATGCATTGTCAGTATAGACCATTTGTTTTTCAGAAAAACTACCATTCTTATCAGTAACTCTAATAATTGGATATTTAGGTCTTGGTAAGTTTTCATCAGCGGGTATAGATTCACCACCCAAATTTTTATATGTATATTCCATTAGTCGATTACCAAATAGTTATTATATGTTGCTCCAATAGTTGCTGGCGCATATGCGTGACTACCACTCCAAAGCCAAGTTGTTGTATTAGGAGAAGCAGATGTGTTTACTGATCTAGTTCCACTACTTCGGGTAAAGGTATAAGTCGGACTACCCGATCCGGTGGAATTATTTACCCATATTTTTAAATTCGACCAACCACTATTCGGAAACTGGTTTCCGCTTAAAGTAAGATAAGTGTTTCCGTTATTAATATTATAAAGAGTAATAATTGATGCAGTAGTACTACTTGGATAAGTAAAAGAAGCAGTGCCCATAGATCCTAGACTTGATGCATTATTAAATCCAGAAAACGATACATAGTTCCAATTAAATTCCCCAACCCAACTAGTTGCATGTATACTAGTGCCGCCTGCCCCAACTCTTGCCTTTCCATAAAAATCTGAAAATTCTATTTGTCCAGAAGTGGGTATATTCGGGGTATTGTGATAAGTTCCACCTTTATAATAGTCGCTCATTTTAATCGGATTAGAATCAGTGCCGCCTGACATTTCTTCTGAAATACCATTATTAAATGATGTTGCACTTGCCGAAGTTAATATCATTCTGGTTATACCACTTTGTGACACATAATTCATAGAGCTATCAGCAACGTTATGCCAAGTCCATATTGTGACATTTCCGTCATATACATAAGTTGCACTTGATCTAGTGAGGCCAGTTATTCCATTACCGCTACTATCATAAATAGTCATATTATAAAATGCAGCAGTATCAGTATTAGATACTAAACCGACAAGGCCAAACCAAATTATATTACCCTTATCTTGGGATTGGTTGTAACCAGTATTTGAATTTGTATTTTGACATAATCCGAAATCACTAATAGTACGAGTATTACCATCAGGAGATCCAAATGTTTGAGCAGCTGAGGTTAAACTTCCTAGTGTAGAACTTGAACTAGCATTTAAACCAATTCCAGAAACATATGTTTGGGAAGAGTATGCTGTTGCTTGTCCTGTTCGTTCTAATGCAGTACCTATATCAGCAGTATAACCAGTGGCGCTATAAATACCTGTCTGGTGGCCTGAATCGTGATAGGCCGAAGTTGATTGCCTTTTATATACATATGCAGTTCCATCAACAAGCACATCATTGGCATATTCCCAAGCATTTACTTCGCCATCATAATATAGCCTATAAGCCTGATTTAAAGTAAACGAAGTATCAGATGCCAGAGAAAATGCATTATAACCAGTATCCAATATTGTACTAGAGGATGGGTTAGTTCCTAAATCTTTTAATGCCAATGCACCACTTGAAATTAGTGTCATTTAATTATCCCCGAAATTAAATCCTCAAATTGCTCTATTTTCTCTACTCTATTTGGCCAGAGAATATATTCCTTTTCGGGATTCTTCTTTAAATTAGTAAGAAGTGGCAAGATCGAGTTATACAATTTGTTAAGTTTCTCTTCTGTTTCTTGTAAGGAAGCAGACGTGCTAGAAGCTTCAGTAGTAACCTTTTGTACTGCCTCTAGTTCATTTTCATCAACTGCGGTAAACCCGAAATCAAAATCTAATAAATCTGCCATATTTAATCCTCTTTTATATTTATATTCCCGTTCTTTGACTTACGCGGAATATTTTTCTTTTTATTGGGAACAACTTGATGACGCTTGAATGGACTGTCCTGATCAAACAGAACTCGATGATACCTCGTTTTGTTTCGACTCATCTTCGCCATACCTGCCTCGGTCTTCATTTCCATCCCAATTAAGTTCAGTCATTGACTGTTGTTTTACTTTTTGTTTCTTTCCAAATATTGCATCATAGTTATCCCAATATGCATTACTTGCTACTTTTGTTTGAATACTGTCTCCAGTAATATCGTTTTTACTTACCTTGCCCACGATAACCCTTATAGCTCCGTTTTCTATGTTTGTTCATAGTACTCAACCCTATTTTGGTTGAACGACCACGACCACCTAACCCCTGTGAAGAACACTTGGGTTTAGTGGCAATTGTTTTTATTATTTTTGCTGTTCTGGCCATATATCTATTTATACAGCCAGAGATTTAGAATTGAGTTATACTACCGTATTGAATAACGGTCATGCATATTGCTACTACTATGAACAATATTATAACCCATTTAATTATATTAAAGAATCCCTTAATTAAAGACGACACCGCCTCTCCTAACCAATTCATTTTTAATCTTCCTCTTATCTTTCGGTCTAGTATTTTTGTCGTTATACTTCTCTATGAGATCCTTTTTGGCCATACCTTTAATGTATGGGTTCATTACAGTTACCTTTTTAGTGGCTCTGTCAACAGTCTTGTAAGACTTTCCTAATTTTGTTGGCATTATTCTCCTTATGTTACAAGTTTTAAAAAATCATCAAAAATATCTGGGTTATCTTTACATACCCTTTTAATATTTTTAGTGATCACCTCTAAGGCCTTTCTATCGCCTTCTTCTTTACATTTTTCGACTCTGGCCTTCACCTTATCATAATCAAATGCATCGACCTCGTATTTCTTAGGTTTCCACACAATAGTAGAATCCTTTGCAATACCTTTATATTTAATACTAGTTCCTGAAAAGCTCATAATTTACTCCTTATATTTTTTCGCCTATTTCAAAACCCCTAAATGTTTTAAACCTAGGGAACCTTAAACTGTAATTACCATCCTCATTTTGAGTAATGGCATCTGCTCTAATTTCAACCAATTGATGTAACACATCTTCTTGATTATTCCAAATTGCATCTCGTAATTCATCTGTAAGACCTGACCCTACGTTTACTTTAATATTGACTCCATCATCAACACCTTCACAAACTAGAGCACCTGTAGTACCTATAAATTTACCCTGCCCTTCTTCTATGGCCTCTACCATAAGAGTGACTTCAATAATGGGTTTGATTTTTAACCAAGAGGCTGATCTTTTACATTCATATAAAGACTCGATAGGTTTAACCATTAACCCTTCGTAACCTTTTTCTAAAGCCTCTTTATTCATGGCTTTGAATGTATTATTACCATTCTCTGTATCAAAGTTTACCATGGTATAATCAACTGGTTTAATACAATCTTCAAAGACCATATTATCCAATATTTCTTTTCTTTCCAAAGTATTTAACTGACCTTTACCTTTCTCCCATTCTTGTAAGTCCACTATATCAAAGAGAGCCATAAATGCATCTTCTGTTTGTACATCTGACTTTCTATAAACTTGTTTCATTAGAGCCTGAAAGTTCTCACTCATAATCTCGCCATCAAAGACACAATCATTAAATTCAGGTTTACTTAATGCGGCCTCTATGTGAGGAAAATTAGGAAATACTTTACCGTTTCTGCTGTAAAGGGTAGCAACGTTATTCTTTACAATTGCAATACACCTTACACCATCATACTTGTATTCGATAAGACATTTACCTACAAGACCTTTACCATCCTTACCATCTTTGGCCAACATACAACTAAATCTTGGTATAGTACCTTTGGCAATTTTATTAATGGTTCTTTCTCCAAATCCTGCATCGATAGACTTTAATAAAATTCTACGATACCAAAAATTCCATGCTGTCTGATCACAAATGGCCATAGCATTGAGTATGGCATCTCTTGCAGCATGACCTGTAAGAGTTCTGGTTTCTAGGTTATAACAGAGTTGTTCAAATTGTGACCATGTAAACCATGGCTCCATTAGCCCGTTAGGTTCTTTCTTTACTGGTACTTCCCTTGTCCCAAAGGTAATCAAAGGGTCGAAACACTTCTGCAGACCCTTGACAAATTCTTCATTGTCCATGTGTTGTTTTAGGACATCCTCTTTAAATAACCTACTGTTATCTGTTTCGATGTGTTTAATTATTTCCCATGGTTCCATTATAGTTCTCCCACAATGTGCTTGTAAATATGTTTCCACTTCCAATACCTAGGAATGTTTACCTCATCAGTATTATGTGTATGAGCGACTAAGATAGATTCGAGGCCCATATCCACACCGACTTGTGCATTTTCTGGTTTATCTTCGATCCAGAAACATCCAGTATCTTTAAACTTAGCAAGTTCTTCGTCTTTATCCGCTCCGCATGGTAGAAAAGTAAAATCTTCCCATAACTCTTTACCGAATAGTAATTCGAGGTTTTGGATTCTTAGTTTCTGAGCATACCTATTGGTACTCAATGATGTGATACAATGGAATTTATATCCATGTAACATATTCAACCTTTTGACGTAGTAAACTGCATCTCTTAAAGGGGGTAGAAAACCTATGGCCGCTGAATCATTAAATTCTCTAACGAAGTTATGACCTTGTTCTCTGGTAAAATTAAACCTTGTACCAACATTATATGCACTTGGTTCAACTGTTGGGAATCCTTTGTGATGCATAAACTGAGTAAATGCGTATTCCCAATCACATAGTACTCCATCACAGTCAATTAAAATTACATTATCTTTCATATTTCTCCTTATCATATGTGTATATTATAACACATTTTGAAGTATTTGTCAACACTTTTTTTAATCTTTTTTCAAGTAATTTTAGAGAGGATACTAGGGCGATGATTACCGGGTAGTTTATAATCGTCATATGATGTCCCGAACCTAGTATCCTCACTAAAAGTTACCTGATGTTCTATCAACTACTTGATTAACTTCGATTCCATTTGATCTCCACATATCAACTACTTGATTTCTGTCGTCATATACCAAGTCTGGATTACCACCTATGGCTTCTTGTATATGACCCAATACGTCTTGTTTAAATTCGTGGTCAGGCCTGAAGTCGCCGTCTGGTCTTAAAAATAGTATAGGATCTTGTATACCTATCCATTCTTGTATTTGTTTTACTGTAATATCCTTTTCAGAAGTGTTCCTTGCAGATACGAATATTACTACATCTTGATCTTTTACGTGTTGTTTAGCCGCCTCGCATACCCACTGAATAGGGGTATCATTTACTGTAGCAGCCTTAAAGGAAGGCCAATCTTTTTGTTGGGAACCATCTACAAACTTACGTCTGTGTTGTACGTCTGCGATGGTTCCATCAACGTCAAATATAATATGTCTTTTTTCCTTTTTCATGTGTATATTATAACACATTTATAGGACTTTGTCAACACTTTTTTATTATATTTTTACCTGTTCAGAAGTGAAATGTGTCTCTAAAATCATTAATTTATCTTCATATTCGGCAATCTTACCAATCTCGCCAGATATGGTTTCCATAATGTCGATATGTTCTCCAACACCTACTGGGTTGGTTAGAAACGCCTCAACGTTCATTTTATGTTTACCAATTTCACCGTGATAATGGTTCTTTAGTGCAGTTATCATTGATTCTCTCATGCTACAAACTCCTCTCCTGGATTCCACTCACAGCCAGTTAAACCACCAGCCTTAAGTGCTTGTAAAGTTCTTAATACTTCGTGTGCATTTCTACCTGTATCCAATGCATTGACAGATACGTGTTGAATAACCATATCTCTATCATAGATAAAGGTTGCTCTATAACACACTCCTTCTTCTTCGTTGACAATACCTAGCCTATGTGATAGTCCTAACCCACAATCTGCAGCAAGAACGTGATTAATACTTCCGATTAATTCGTTGTTCTGTTTCCATGCAAGTTTGCAGAATTCGTTATCACCACTGATACCGATAACATTTGCTTCTTCTACCAACATATCCATTCCTGCAATTTCTGTAGGACAGATAAAGGTAAAATCTTTCGGATAGAAATAAACCACACTCCAATCTTGTTTATGTGGCGTATAACCATTCTCAATTTTTACTTCGACAAAACTATTATTTTTATCGACACCCTGCAATGTACACGCAGGGAATTTATCTCCAACTGTTAACATATTACCTCCTTTCTCCAAATATATGTTCTCGTTTCTTTTCGAGTTTATACTGTTCGATTACATCAAATAATTTCTTTACCCAATTATCTCTATGTTCTATAAAGACCTGTGGTTCTTCATTATCTACTGCAATCATAACAACCAATTGTGTAATGGGCATTCCGGTTCTTTCTTCCCACATTATTGCATATGCTGCACACTGCATGAAGTAACCATCAATCCATTCTTTCTTTTTCGGTTTACGAGATGTCTTGTAATCAATAATTGAATTCTTGCCATCCCATACACCAACACAATCCACTCTACCCGCCAAACCTAAATGTTCAGAAAACAGTGGAGCCTCTTGTGCATAAACTTTTTGTAAATTAGTATCGAGTACATCTTTTACATCATAAAATGATTGTATAATATGAGGCAGTACACCTTCAGCAAAGTTTGGATCATTGTCCACATACTTTTCTAACATATCGTGTACTGCCGTTCCTCTTGTTGAGGCAACTCTTGATATCTTGTTTGCCTCTTCTTCCCCTACTCTTGCTCTCCATGCCTGGATTGCCTCTCTACTTAAAATGGACAGTACTGTTGTAATAGAAGGATAAGTACTACCATCAGGAGCGGTGTATGTTCTACCACCAGAGCCTGTCTTTGCAGAAAGGTCGTCATATCCCAAATCAACCTTTTCATGTATAAATTCTCCCTTATTTAAAATTGTCATTTTCTATCATTTCCTTTGTCATTATGAAGTCTCTTACCAGACCAGATCTGACAATGTCTTTCCATTTAAATTCTATGTGATCAAAGTGTTTCATATTTTCCAAAATAGTATGAAATTTCTTTAACCCCATCTGATCACTTTGTTTCGTAAAATCAGTTTGGTAATAATCTCCACATAAAATAATTCTTGTATTATTTCCTAGTCGAGTAATTACCGAACAGAGTTCGTGATATGTAAGGTTCTGTGATTCATCAATGAGAACAATACAATCATTAAGTGTGATACCTCTTATAAAAGAAGTTGTTAAAAATTCAATTTGTTTAGCAGTTTCTATCTTTTTCCATGCATCGGCATCTTCAAAGAGATCCGAAAGAATTGCATAATAAGGCGTTTTGTACGCATCTTCTTTTTCTTCTAATGTTCCTGGCAAGAATCCCATATCTCTAGTAGGTACTGCTGATCTCACAATCACAAGTTTATTCTGCTGTTTTTCTTTATCCAAAATATCCAATAGTGATAGATAGGTTGAAATAAAGGTTTTACCTGTACCTGCAGATCCAGATAATACTAAATTAAATCCATCTTTCCATGATGTAAATACATTTTCTTGCGCCTCAGTAAGAGGGTCCAATGTGATAAGATGTTCTGTTCTTAAACGTGATGGTTTCTGACTCATTTTGTTCTAATGTTATCCTTATATCGTGGTGGTTGGCCTTTCTTAATTCGGTCTTGGACTTCTTTCCATCCGTCTCCAGCACTCTTTAGAGCACTTTCTTTATATGAAAAATTTGGAGCAGATATCTGTTGTTCTAAATCTGGGTTATCCTTTTTAAATTGGTCAAGGTCTTTATAAGACATAAAATATTCTTTTACCTCTCCAGTATTCTTATTTTTAAAATCGTAACTAGGCATATTGAAACCACTCCGGCACTTCACGTTTAGTCCAATCCATTTTAAACCTCACTTGTTTTGTTTGATAAAAATTTCTGTATGATTCTACAGCATCCGTACCACCTAACCCATGTACTACACACTCTGGATTAGAACCCATAGCTAATTTAAAATGTGTTCTACCGACATTACGTGGAATATTATTAGGTATTCTTTTTAGTATTTCTCTCAATTTAGAATCCGTTGAATGTGTCTTACCATATCTATATGTATATTCATCACATAGAGCAATAAAGTGTTCATAATGCCAAGAATAATTACAACAACTCTCGCGAGACCAAACCGTACATGGATGATTATGATGTACAGCCTTATAGAGAGTATCTTCTCTACTGTCGTCAAGTTTGTAGTATTTTAGGATTCTTTTTCCTGATTTGGATGGACGTTGCTCGATCGAGCCGTCTAGCATTCTATGTACTGTGGATAACATTTGTGCAGATTCTACAATCATCTTAACCACATGTTTGTCACATTGTTCTTGTGCAGCAATTACTGGGTCTTCGTTAAGTATAAAAATATTCATAATGTGTATATTATATCACAGTTTTTTGTATTTGTCAACCATTAAATGTAGTAAGAAAATTCCTTAATAAAAATAATAGTCCTACTCCATTGAGTAGAATTAGTGCTCTATCTTTCCATAGAATAGAAACCACTAACCATAATGTAATTCCGATAACTGATAGACCTAAGTCCCACATCTGTAATTCTGGTATTCCTCTCATTGACATTGCTGCCAATACGAAGACTGATGCCACCCATTTAACATACCAATCTAAGGTATATTTTGGTGTTGCAGACTTATAAATTCTTTTTGAATTTTCTAATTCTTCTTTGGTATATTTTGTCATAGGTACTTGGCCCTGTAGACCAGGGCCGTAACCCTGTTTTAACCTCCTTGAACTGCCGCCATATCTTCGATATATTTATTCAGGTATTCGATTTTTTTCTGCATCTTATAAGCCAGAACATCTTTCCCTTTGCGTTTCAGTTTCTTCTGATAGTATATTGCCTCTTTTTGGTCTTTTTTAAGGCGCTCAATTTGTACATGCATAATGTTTCTCCATGTTGGTTAATTGAATTCTATCATTATAAAGGTTTGTCTATAGGCGATCCTCCGTGTTTATGTTATAACTATTTTACAATAAGATTTGGCCAGACTTCTTTACATAGAAGTTTGGTTATACCTTTGTAATTCATTGACTTATCTTTTGCAGCAACTACCAATTCAGCCTCATCTCCATGTAATGACTCCAACATATTTACAAACATGGATTCACGCTTCATCTGGTTCATTTTGGTATATGGGCCTTTAAAATAATATGCGAACCCTTTATGTGCTTTATGCAACGTTTGGTACTCATGCCCATCGGGTGCATCATCTTTTCGGAAGGGCGGGGAGCCCTCAGGTAATAAAGAGACAATATCTGCATCATAATTAATTCTGATAATATCTCTTAATGCTGGTGTATCGTGTTCTTTTAAATACGCCACTCTTTCTTTTTTGGTTTTTAGCTTAGAAGCATTCTTTAATACTCCCGACACCATTCTGGTTTTATCCATTGTAAAATTCCTCCACTACTTCAATCAGGTTGTTACATCTTTTCTTAATTAAATAATTCAAAACTTTCATTTTCATTGCCGGTTTCTGACTATCATAATTATTTATAATTGATTCTTGTATGTCCTCAGGGATTTCAGTCAAGTCAATTAATTTTTTGTTTCTTTGGTAATTGCGATATACTTCTTCTGGCATAGCGTCTTTCAGATTATCACTTCTATCTAACCAATCATCAATGCGTGTTTGTCTTAATGGTGTTTGTTTTGATTCACTGATAAAGGTATCATCTTTTGATAATACATTAGGAACACCATCGCCACTATCACCTCGCATGATATGGTTGAACAAGTATGTTCTAGGGTTCTTATCTGTTACTGCCTTCTTTTGAATAGGTGAGAATTGTTTTACGTTATTAAACTTCTGTAATTGGATAAAGTCCTTGTCTGATGAAATAATCATAACCGGTTCGCCCTGTCCAAAGTCTTGGGTTCTTATTGCAAGTGCACCTATAATATCATCTGCCTCACACCCTTCCATGTGCAGTACTTTATATGGTAAATTTTCTTGGATTTCTTCTCGTACTAAATTAAGAATCCTAAAAATTTCATTCCAATCCATATCAGATTGTTCTTTACCCTTCCTGCGCATTGCTTTATATTCTGGGAAGTATGCTCTTCGCCATGTATTCATACCATCGGCACATATAACCATTTGGCCATATTCTTGTCGGTATCTTTTATTATACATACGGATACTGTTAAGAATCATGTGGCGTATCATATTTTCATCATTAAGTTTTTGCACTATGATGTTGGATAGTGCGATCTGACTATAATCAAGTAAAATCATTATTTTCTCTGGTTTCTTGTATCTTAGTGAATAAAGTCTCCAAGTCCTTTTGCAAGAAGTGGGTTACACCACCATAACGCATGAACATAGAAGACAGTAAATTAACTACTACAAACATATCACGGGATTCTGCATACTCTGGATTTCTAAAATCAAGTTCTTTTAAGGTACTTGCCTCATCGGAATCAATATAGTCCTCTAATAAGAGTAATGCGAACTGGGCAGTGTCTACACATTCTTCTGTGAAGTTCTCATACTCCCATTCCTTTTCTTCCTCAATCTGTGCTTGTCTTCGCTCAGTTGGAAATTGTATGATATTGTTCTTCATAATAGGTATATTATACTACACTTTTCCATAAATGTAAACCCCTATTTAATTAAATTTTTAACTGTTTGTCCACCAATTTTACAAGATATGATACCATTGTAATACTCTTCGGTAAGTAATACGTCCCTATCAAACTGTTCTTTAGCTTCCATATATGCACAGTCCCCTTTTGTCTTACATAAATGAAGAATCTCTCTGGTATAATTATCAGTTCCAAATTCTTCAATCTCAGCCACTAGGTGCCTATTAGACCCCCAATAGGTTCTCCAATCAGATTCGACTTTAAGTTTCTTTCGCCTTTTCCTTGTTTTGGTAATAGGTAGTGTTTTCTGACTCCAAAAGAATTTCTTCCCTACGTACTTCCTCTGATTCTGCAGATTGGTTATTATGTAGACAAAACCATATACGCTGGTCGGATCGAATTCTTCGGGTGGTTGCCACTCGATGCCTTGATAAAGCCATGGGGGATTATTCCTCGTAATCTTCGTCATAGTCCAAAGTTTCTACGGTAGTATCAGCACTATCATAATGTGGTGTTGCATCAATCTCTGATGATATACCACAGTTAGGACAGAATCTATCGTCCGTATCCCATTCGTCTTCTATGGATATAAAAGACCTTTTATAGCAAAATTGACAATCGTGCACATACCAATGCGTCGGCGCAGTTCCGTATGTCATAAGTAACTCCTTATTTGTTAAACCTTTTGAAATTCTAACCACCCACCAATGTTTTTTCCATCAATTTTTATTTGAGGAAATGTTCTTGCACCAGGAAAAGTTTCTAGCATTTCTTCTCTGCCAAAATCTTTACCGAGTTTTAAAACCTTATAAGATATATCCGAACTTTCTTGTATCATGGCCTGCGCCTTATGAACTGCCATATCACAATATGGGCATTGGTCTTTACTGTATATTTCTATATTCAATTTACTACTCCATTAATTATCCAAAAGGCTAGTAACATAAACCCGAATACACACATTTGTATTATACTGGCCCAGAATACTTGCCGCATTGGATGCATTTCTGTTAATTTTTCTATCCAAGATTCACTTGGTGCTAAATTTACTACTTGCAGAACTTTCTTTTCCACTATAAACTTAGTCCTTTTAGTGTATTATCGTCAACGTCTTGTTTTACACCCCCGACCACATAAGAACTTATTTCTGTCTCTTGTGGCGCAACCTGTACATTACCACCACCAATCCATTTTTCTGTCCATGGCAATGGATTCATTTGTGATACTGTGTATGGGCATGTTAGACCAATTGCTCTCATTCTTTTACAACCGATCCATTCTATATAGTCGGATAATAACTTCGCGTTTAAACCAATCATTGATCCGTCTTTAAATAGATACTCTGCCCATTGTTTTTCTTGTTCAATTACATCTACATATAACTGAATGGATTCTTTTTCTGTATCTTTTGCAATCTTAGCAAAATCTTTATCTTCTTTCTGTAAGAGTTTCAACATAGTAGTTGTTGAGGCAAGGTGGACATTTTCATCACGAGCAATAAACTTGATAATCTTAGCATTACCTTCCATTTTCTTTAACTCGGCAAAGGCCCAAGAACATGCAAATGACACATAAAATCTTACCCCTTCTAATGCATTTGCAGACATCATTGCCATCCAAATAGCTCTCTTGTGTTGCATTTTATTAGTAGGGCCGTTATTCGATATAACCAAATCATCATAATATGAACTAATAGAATCGGCACAATTACCAATTTCTTTAGTGTCTAGGATACCATCAAATACTGCTGATGGGTTTGGGTATACGTTACGGATAATGTGAGTATAACTCTTACTGTGAATTGTTTCAAAGAATGACCAACATTCAATCCAGTTTTCTACTTCGGGTAAAGAAGCAATTGGTAAGAATGCAAGATTAGGAGCACGACCTTGTACACTATCTAATACAATCTGTCTTTTGAGATTGGATGTAAAGATGTGTCTCTCGTGTTCTGTAAGACCATCAAAGTCCTTTTTATCTTTTGAAATATCTACCTCTTCGGGTCTCCAAAAGAATCCAAGTTGTTTCTCTGTAATCTTATCTAATTGTGGGTATTTGAGTTCATCATATCTTTGAATATCTACGCCTTCATCCAAGAACATATTTTTCTCCAGATGTGACTTTTTATTCCTTTTCAATATTGGCATTTAATTTTCCTTTTTGTCTAAATCGTTTATTATATCTTCGTTTAATTTTTTTAAGTGTTCCCCTACCCCAGGCGTAGTATTTACGGGATCTTTTACTTAGAGCATCCCATTCATCTCCACCACTTAGAGGTATTCGTTCTTTCTTTTTCAAATTTTGCAACTCTCACAATCATCATCTTCGTATGTTTCAGACTCGCCTTCATAATATGTATGATGTGTTGTTTCGTCTGTCATTTCTCCAGCACCATCAAAGGTGTTAAAGTAATACAGTTGTTTTAATCCAAATTTATACGCAGTGACAGTATCCTTAATCATTTCTGACATAGGGATTTTGTTATCCTCAAAGTGTTCTGGATTATAAGAAGTATTAACCGAGATGCCTTGGTCAATATACTTCTGTAAGATAGCACAGATTTTTAAGTATCCGTCCGGAGATTGTTGATCCCACAGCAGGTCATACTTATTCTTTAAGTGATGATACCCTGGCACAACTTGGGCCATT